GGGCGGCGCCCGCGGGGCCAACCAGAAGACCGGCAGCAAGGCTGCCCTGGAGCGTGTGCAATGAACCCGATCATCCTGTTCTGGTCCCTCTGGCTTGACGCCTTCAGCGGCCGCGCGCTGACCGCGTGGGAGTTGCAGCAGCTGGCCAACCGCCGGCCCATCCGCGCTGAGGTCACGAAGTGAGGCTGGCCTTCTACAAGGGGCCGGGGCGGTTGTTCGACCGCCTGATTCGAGCGTGGATGCGCGGCCCCTACTCGCATGTCGAGCTCGTGGTGTGCGACCTCTCGCGCACCGAGAGCGTGTGCTATTCGAGCTCGCCGCGCGACGGCGGCGTGCGCTCGACCGTCATCGACTTGACCAGCGGCCACTGGGACGTGGTCGACGTCGGCTACTGGGACAACCGGCTGACCACGGCCCTGGTGTGGTTCGAGTCCCATCAGGGCTGCAAGTACAACTGGTGGAGCCTGCTGGGCTATGTGATCCGTCCGTTCAAGGCAGAGAGCGAAAAGCGCTTCAATTGCGCCACCGCCATCTGCTACGCGCTCGGCCTGCCTGACCCGTGGCGTCACGATCCCAACAGCCTGGCCAACCTGTTCAGGAGCATGGTGCGCGCATGAACGACTACAAACAGCTTGAACCCATCAAGCAAGGCGACACCTTCGAGATCTGGGCTGACTACAGCGCCGACGGCGCCGCCGAGATCTTCGACCCGAGCGAGCTCATGTGCACCGTGCGCAATCCGGTGGGCACGGCGATGTGCAACCTGACGGTGAGCGCTGGTGATGTGCCGGGCCGCTACGTGCTCAATGCGGGGCCGACCGTGACCATCAAGTGGCCGGTGGGCTACGTGCTGCTGGACATCAAGCGCACGAAGGGTAACGGCGAGGTCACTCGCACTGAGACCATGTCCGTCGTCATCGACAAGGCGGTGACCAAATGAGCCTGACACTTGTCGAAATTAGGCAGGTAAGCTACTCTCAGACCACTCTGGGACAGGTAGTCGGGGAAACCCGCGTTGTCCGGCGAGTCGAGACCGGCCCCCGCGGTCTGCCCGGCCCACCTGGTGGCATCGACGCCAAGGTGCTCACCGCCTCCGAGGACCTCACACCCGGTTCGCTGGTGAACATCTGGATGCTCGACGGGCAGTTCGTCGTGCGGCGCGCGGACGCGAGCTCGCTGGACAACAAGTGCCACGGCTTCTGCCCCTTCGGCGCCAACGCAGGCAGCGAGGCAACTTGCTACTTCAGCGGCAACCTGAATTTTCTCGCCGGGCTCGTGCCGGGCGACGTGTTCCTCAGCACCAATCCGGGGGAGGTGACGCAAGTCGCCCCTTCGGGTTCCGGCCAGATCGTGCAGGTGGTCGGATACGCGACGAGCGAGTCGTCCTGCACGTTTGAACCTGGTGAACCCATCCAACGGGCTTGATCCCTGAACGGAGCGCAACATGGCCGGTAAAAGCGATACCTTCGAGCTCGACATCCTGAAGCTCATCTTCCAGGCGGTGGCAATCGCCAACATCGCGGACAACGCCGCGACGTCCCCGCTGACCAACCTGCAGGTGGCCCTGCACACCGCCGACCCGCTGACGGGCTCGACGGAAGGCTCCTCGCAGACCACGTCCGAAGCGACCTATACCGGCTACGCCCGCGTGGCCGTGGCGCGCACGAGCGGCGGCTGGACCTGCGCGACCGACGGATCGGGCAACAGCACCGCCAAGCCCGTGTCGGCCATCACCTTCGGCGCCTGCACGGCCGGCTCGAACACCATCACCCACTTCTCGGTGGGCACCGCCTCCAGCGGCACCGGCAAGATCCTCTACGCCGGTCCCGTGTCGCCCAACATCAGCGTGTCCAGCGGCGTGACGCCGCAGCTGACCACCGCGACGGCGATCTCCGAGGACTGACACTTCCTCACGGTAGGAAGGTCAGCAACAGAACCAGGAGTCGGCTATGCCGTGGACCAAGTACAACTTCGTGCACACCATCTCGTCCACCGGGACGACCTGGAACACCACCGACAACACGCCCGGTGGCACCCAGGGGGGCACGAACAAGACCTCCGAGGACAAGCCCCTCGGGCAGTGCAACTTCGAGTTCGACCTGGCGGGGACCGGCGCGAGCGCGGTGTGCGCGGTCGAGGTCCGCAACGGCACCGGCTCCTGGGTCAACGCCGCCACGGTCACGCTCTCCAGCGCGTCGCCCAACGACTCGTTCGAGATGTACCGGGCTTGGGACCAGTACCGCTTCAACACGACGACCCTCTCGGGCACCGGCGTGTCGCTGACGGTGCGCGTGACCGCGGGGTGATCAATGGCCAAAACCGTCAACCGTGAGATCACCCAAGGGGTGATCCAGTCGTGGGGCGAACTCGTCGGTGCGTCTGGCTCGGACATCACGAACCCGACCTACAACACCGACAGCACGGTCGCGACCTACACCACCAACGGCTTCCCGTGGGCGCTGGCGTACAACGCTGACGGTACGCCGAACACCGAGACCTCGGGCTCGCTGGTCAAGACCTACAACTACGACACGCAGGGCCGCTTCAACGGCATGACCGGCGCGGTGAATGCCGGCGAGGTGATCAACTGCACCGTCGCGACGCTGCCGGCCAACACGCTGGTGGCGCCTGGCGATCGGCGCTTCGTCACCGACGTCGGCCGCCTGGTGGTGCTCGGCACCGACCTGGGCAACCTGGGCCACACCTTCGAGTTCGTGGGCGCCACCGGCTCCGGTTTCTGGATGCCGATGGGTGCGTTCGACATGGACTCGCGGATGGGCAATCCCACCACGCCGGTCGCTTCGCTCTCGGGCCTGGTCAGCACCTCGACGCTCATGTCGGGCAGCACGCTGACGATTCCCGGCGGCCTGCTCAAGGTCGGCATGCGGTTCGAGGTCCGTACTCTGTATCGCAAGACCGGCGGCACGGGCGCGTGGTCCATCATCCCGAAGTTCGGCAACGCGAACACGACCAGCGACACCAGCCTGGTCAACGTGAGCCCCACCGCGGCGAACAACCTGGTGGCGCGCATCGACATCGAGTTCACGGTGCTGAGCTCGTCCACGATGCTGGCCAACAGCACGCTCTCCCGGCAGTCGGAAGCTGAAGCGAACCAGGTGCTCATCACCGGCTTGAACATCGCCAACACGCTGTACTTCAACAGCGCATCCAACAACATCGCGACCGGCGAAACGTTGCAGCTGCTGTCGGCCAGCCTCAACATCAAGCGCTGACCGGGGGGAGCCATGGCCCTGTTCACGATGGCCCCTGTCCGGGGCCGCAAGCCCAAGGGCTCGGCGCCGGTGCCTCCGACCGTCTACCGCAAGGTGCGCAAGGCGGCGATGGACTACGGCTTCACCACCACCGGCGGCTCGTCGGTGGCGAACCAGTCCCGCTTCGACATCCTGCTGCGCGGCTGGTTGAACTCCCACTGCTTGGTCGGTGGCATCGGCTACAACCACAACCTCGCGGTGAAGGCCGCGGCCGCGGCGGACGGCCGCTCGATCACGATCCTGCAGTACGTCATCTACACCCAGATGTACACGTCGGGTGCGGAGTATTCGACGCAGACCGGGATCGTCAACGGTGGGCCCGACGGCACGGGCGCGAACCCGTATTGGGCCTTCGTGGCCAACACGACCACCAAGACCCGAGCACAGACGGGCTACGCCGCCTACGAGGTCAACATCACTCGCGCGCCGGCGCCGAATGCTGCAGGTGACAGGGCGGCCGCGGCCATCGTGAAGGCGAACTACGACCTGCGCCTGAAGCCCCTGTTCCTGAACGGTGCCGTGGATGGCCCGTTCTTCGACAACTTCTGGGGTCACGCCTGGCAAGACGCCGACAACAACCTCGGCACGGACATCGCCGGCGACTACAACCTGGACGGCACGAACGACAACACCCTCGACCCCGCCCACGGCGTCGCCTTCCGGCTCGGCAACCAGGATGCGGTGACGAAGGCACGCTCGCTGATGCCGGGCTGCGTGGTCGCGGCCAACACCGACTTCGACAAGTACAGCTACAAGAGCTCGCTCTCTTGGTCCGAACTGACCAATCAGGTCGACATCGCCATGTGCGAGGCGTTCGTCGGCCGTGAATACTCGGTCGACAAGTTCAACATGTTCGACACGGGCAGCGAGGGGATCTACTACGTCCTCAAGCAGCACATGGCGAACGTCAAGGCCGGCGGCACGTGCCTCGTGCTCGCCTACCCTGACCCCTACAACTTCAACGACTTCCTGCAGAAGTCCCGCTACACCATCGCGGTGTCGCATCTGCAGAACGCGACGCCGATCATCAAGGCCGACCCCGGCTTCTACTACCCGGCGGGCTCGACCACCTTCGACACCATCCCCTGGCTCAACGAGTTCGACGCGATGATCGGTGAGCCTGTCGATCCGCCGCAGAGTGGGCCGCGCACCACGGGGATCTGGGCAGGCACCGGCCTGTACGCGCGCGAGTATGAAAACGGCTGGGTGATCGCGAACCCCAGCGACAACAAGACGCGCCCGATGAACGGCGCCTACGCCACGCACACCTTGACCCGCAGCAACAGCACGGGCCGCGTGCGCCTGACGTGGTCGCGCTGGAGCACCGTGCCGCACGGCGCCGCCATCGGCGACAAGACGCAGGTGCGTGAGTGCTGGTTCTGCACGGTCCCGGTTCGCACAGGCACCGGCAACGGAACCTGCTCGACCCCCACCTTTGCCAGTGCGGCGGGTTTCGGCGGCAAGGTCGCGCAAAGCGAGACGTGGACGCTGACGGCCACCAGCAGCACCACGTTCACCGTGGTGGGCGCGGTTTCCGGCACGAAGGCCAATGCCACGGTCGGCGTGAGCTACAACAACAGCATCGTCGCCTTCAAGATCACGGCCGGCGCCACGCCGTTCGTGGCCGGTGACAAGTTCACCTTCGATGCGATCGTGGACGTCGATGGCACGTACACCATCGCCGATGTGCAATCGACCTACATCGAGTGGCAGGGCCCGACGGGCCGGAAGGCATTCACGGTCACCAACCCCAAGGGCTACCACCGGCTGCAGGCCGAAGTCGATCTGACGACGCTGGGCGTGAAGGCGATCCTGGGCACCGATGATGCCCACAACGACTATGATGGCGGCACCACCAGCCAGAACGACGGTCGAGTGCTCGGCGTCACGCGGCTCTGGAACACCGACGGTCTCGTCGTCCTGAAGGTCTGACACCATGCTGCCTACCTGCGACTCCTCTGTGATGATCGAGGAGATCAGGGAAGGCTACGTCCGCTACGTGCGAGACGATGGTCGCCGGTGGGAAGTGCACGGCACGTGCACGCAATGCGGCAAGTGCTGGGAAGGCGTGGCAGGCCCCAAGCCCGACCTTGACTGCCCGGTCACGCCCGAGCTCAAGGGCTGCGACGTTCTGACCTTCACCGAACTGCCGCGCGCGGGGTGACATAGATGGCCACCCAGCTGTTCCTGCGGCCCAACGGGGTCATCGACTCGAACCTGTTCAGCGGGACCTTCCCTACCGCTGAGCAGTCGGGCGCCACGCAGACCGCGGCCAGCGGCTACGTGGGCGGCGCGTTCACGCCGCTCAAGGACCTGACGCTGACCAACAGCGGTCAGGCGTCCTTCAGCAGCATCAGCTGGACCTACGGCAGCACGACCTCGCAGCAGGACGTGTTCGTCGGCGCGTGGCGTTCCGCGCCGCTGGCCGGCAGCGGCACCATCGGCGGCGGCTCGATGACGCTGTTCGTGACGGACCAGGAGTCCAACGCGAACGCCAACGGCTGGGTCAACGGCATCAACGCCTATGTGTGGCGGCCGTCGACCAACGCCAAGGTCGGAACGATCCGCGACTTCAACACGTCGGGCGTGAGCGGCAGCGCCGCCACCAACGAGCCCGGCTCGACGAACGCTTACCAGGTCACCAGCTTGACCGGCATCACGTCGAGCGCGGTGAGCTACCAGGACGGCGACGTCATCATCGTCGAGCTCTGGGTGCGCGCGACGATGTCCATGGCCTCCAACTACACGGGGGCGATGGCGTACAACGGGGACACGACCAGCACGACGGAAAACGCGACGGTCACCAACCCGGCGTCGTTCATCCAGTTTGCTGAGACGGTCTCGTTCAAGTCGATCGTCACCGGCGACGGTTCGTCTGCAGGCGCGGCCGCGGCTTCGGGCGTGGGTGCTTCGGTGGTTGCTGCCGCCGGCTCGGTGAGCGGCACGAGCTCGGCCAGCGGTGTGGCCCCCGCTGTGCCTACCACTGCCACGGGCACGTCGGCAGGCGCTGGCAGTGCGAGCGGCGTGGGCCGCCTGGCCGACGGCGTGATCGACCGCAAGACGGTCACCGGCTTCCGCAACCAGCAGCTGTTCTACCGCCGGCGGGACAACAGCGTCATCGTCACCTCCAGCACGGGCACGGGTGACGGCTCGGCCGCCGGCGTGGCCACGGCCGCGGGTGTCTTCTCGGCAGTCGCGGTGGCCGTGGGTACCTCTGCGGGTTCGGCCAGCGCTTCGGCTGTGGGCTCCGGGGCTGGCAACGCAGCCGGCACTGCGCTGGGGACGAGCTCTGGCAGCGCCGTCGGCGCGTCGACGTTTGCTTCCTCCGGTACGGCGTCGGGCGCGGCCAGCGCGGCGGGCGCCGGTGCGCTCAAGCCTGGTAAGGTCAAGGTCGACAGGATCACCGGCCATCGTGACCGCACGCTGCTGTACCGCCGTCACGACGACAGCATCCTGGCAGCCACCGGCAGCGGCGCGGGCTCGGCGACTGGTGCTGCATCGGCCAGCGCTGTCTCGATCGCCTTCAAGCTGACCTCTGGCTCCGCTGCCGGCGCGGGCGCCGCGGCCGGCACGTTTGCCGCGACCGCGGCAGCCGTCGCGACCTCTACCGGCCTGGCCACCGCCAGCGGTGCACTGCGCGCCGACGCGCTGGCGCAGGGTGCTTCGGCGGGCTCGTCGAGCGCGTCTGGCGCCACGGCGGGCATGCAGGCCGCGACCGGTACTGCAGGCGGTGCAGGTGCAGCTGCAGGCGTGGGCCGGTCCACTGCGGCAGCCGCCGGCACGAGCTCGGGCAGCGCGGCGGCGAGCGGCGCCGGCGCGGCGACGTTTGCTGCTGCAGGCTCTGCGTCCGGTGCCGCGACGGCCAGCGCCGTCAACGGTTCGAGCGGAGCCTGGGCAGGCCTGGCCAGCGGCACGTCCAGCGCCAGCGGCGCCGGCGCCCTCAAGCCGGGCGTGCTGCAGCAGGACAAGATCACCGGCCACCGTTCCGTGGCCCCGTTCTATCGCCGCCGCGACAGCACGGTCATCGTCTCGATCTCGACCGGCACGGGTTGGGCTCCTGGCCAGGCTTCTCCGCTGGCCGTCGGCGCGTCGACGGCCACGGCCGCGGGTAGCGCCGCGGGCACCTCCAGCGCGAGCGCGGCCAATGCCACCACGCAGTCGCGCGCGGGCAGCGCCGCCGGCGCCGCCACCGCGGCAGCGGTCGGACTTGCCTTGCGTGTGGGCACTGGTGCAGCTGCCGGCGTTGCGTCGGGGGCCGGCGACGGCGCGTCGACGCGCGCCGCCACCGGCACTTCCATCGCGCTGTCGAATGCTCTGGCTCTCGGCTTCTCGCCGAGCTCGGTCGTGCTCAACAGGGAGGTGCTGGGCATCCCGTTCGATGCGCGCACCGTGACTTATCACCGCCTGTGGCGGCGTGACGGTTCGATTGCCACGACGGCGACTGGATCGGCACAGGGTCACGCCAGCGCGAGCGCGGTCAGCAACGTGCTTGCCCCGAGCCAGTACAGAGCCGAAGTGCTTGGCCGGCCACGCCCGATCGGCGTGCGGCTGCACATGCGTCACGGCGAGTCGCTGTCGGCCACGGGCACCGGCTTGGCGGCGGGCACTTCGAGCGCGAGCGCGCCGATCATCCTGTACCGCGCGCTGGTCGGCGCCGCCTCGGCGTCCTCGGGCGCGCAGGGTGTGGGCCTGGCGATCTTCGCCCAGCGCAATGCCGAGATTCTGGGCCGGCCCCGCGACGCGCGGCAGACCGTTCACTTCCGCCGCGACCCGTCGGCGCTGAATACGACGAACACCACCGGCACGGCCGCCGGCCGCGCGACGGTGAGCGCCCAAGGCTCCGGTCGTGTGCAGTCGGTCGGCACCGCGGTCGCCTTGGCCACCGCCACCGGCGTGCTGCGCGCCGACGCGCGCATGGTCGGCACGGCGACGAGCCTGACCGCCGCCAGCGCGGTCGTTGTCACGACGGCGCAAGGCGCTGGCACCGCGCTGGGCACGTCCAGCGCTCTGGCGGCACAGACCTCGTTGGCGACTGCTGACGGCCTGGCGGCTGGCCAGGGCCACGCCTTCGGCGTCACGCCCGGCATCCAGCCCTCCTCGGGTATCGCTACCGCCCAAGCCTCGGCGGTGGGCGACGGCAACGCAATCGTCGGCGGAGACGGTTTCGCCAGCAGTTCGTCCTACGAATCGGCGGCCGTCGGCGCGTCGACCAGCGCTCAGCGCGGCACGGCCGCGGGCACGTCGAGCGCGGCCGCGGTCAGCGCGCGAACGATCGCCGTCGCCGGCACGGCCGCTGGCACGTCGAGCGCGGCCGCGGTCTTCTCGACCACGACGCCAAGCAGCGGCACCGCGGCCGCCGGCGCCTCGGCGCAGGCCGGCTCGGCGCTGCGCAACTCGCAGGCTGGCGCGGCGCAAGGTCAGGCCAGCGCCAGCGCGGTCTCGATCGTCATCCTCAACACGCAGGGTGCTGCCGCGGGCAGTGCGAGCGCGAACGCGCAGTGGACGGCCAGCGCCACCACGACCGGCGCGAGCGGCGGCGCTGCAGCTGCGCAGGCCACTGGCATCGGCTTCGGCCTGATGACCGGTACGGTGGCGGGCGCCGGCAGCGCGAGCGGCGCGGCGACTTCCGTCGTCGCCTCCGCAGGTTCGGCGGCGGGCGCTGCGGCGGCCAACGGTGCCATCGCGAGCGTGGTGGGTGTCGTCGGCACCATCTCCGCGCGCGCTGACGTGCTGGGCGTGCCGGGCGCGCCGCTGACGGTGATCAACGGCGTGGGCGCCTCCGCGGGTGTGGGCGCCGCGGCTGCAGTTGGCCTGGGCATCGCTGCCGCCACGGGCACGAGCTCGGGTGCGAGCGCCGCGTCCGGCGCGCTGCGCGCCGACGCGCCGCTGACGGGTGCTGCTGCAGGTGTCGGCTCGGCGGCGGGCGCCTCCTCGTCGATCGTGTCCAGCGCCGGCTCGGCCGCTGGCGTCGCGAGCGCGAGCGGCTCGCCGATTCGCATCGCCACCGCGGCTGGTGAGGCTGCAGCTGGCGCTACGGCGGACGGCCGCTGGACGACGTTGGCCTCGGCCGCCGGCTTGGCCGCCGGCACTTCGCAGGCGTTCACCGAGTTCCTGGCGCTGCTGTTCGGCACCGGCGCCGCGGATGCGCATGCGGACGCCTCGGCTGACGCGCAGGCTCTGGCCCAGGGCACCGGCACCGCCACGGGCACGTCGGGTGCGGCCAGCGGCTTCACCGTCGTGCAGGAGGCTGACGGCCGCTGCACGGCCGCCGCTGATGCCCATGGCCACCTGAGCAAGGGCAAGCGTGCGGTCATCTGGACGCCGCGGGGCCTGCGTGAGATTTCGCTGGGCGAGGTGGGAATTGGCTTGAAGCCCTTGGTCGTGATGGTCGATGGCTCCCGGCGTGAACGTGCGGCCGACGAAGGCATGCCACTTGTCCTGGGTGACAGCAAACTCCGAACGCTGGAAGACGACGAGAGTTTGGTGCTCTGACACCCCAGCGGTTACGATTGACAGATCTGAAGGAAAAGCAATGACCAAACCCGTCCTGCTCCCCGACGTCCTCTGGGCCGGCACCGAGCACTCGCTGCAGCTGGCGCAGGAGGCCTACAACCACGTCATGGCGGGTGTGTTCACCTCGCCGACGGCGCCGGCCCAGCCTGAGGCGCCGTGGAATTACAAGCTGCACGGTGATGTGGGCGTGGTGGAGATCAAGGGATCGCTGGTCAACACTGACCACTGGGCCAATCAGTACCGTGGACTGGTCTCGTACAACGACGTGCGCGCCGCCATGATCCATGCCGCTTCAGACCCCGCGGCCAAGGCGATCCTGCTGGACATCAGTTCAGGCGGCGGTGCGGTGAGCGGTCTCGCCGACACCGGCTCGCTGATCACCCAGATCCACGACCACGTGAAGCCGGTCTACGCCTTCACAGACAGCGTCATGGCCTCGGCCGCCTACTGGCTTGGCTCGTCGGCCGGTGAGGTGCACACCTCCAAGACTGCGCTCATGGGCTCCATCGGCGTGATCACCACGCACATGGAGTACAGCAAGGCGCTGAAGGAGGCCGGCATCGGCGTCACCGTGATTCGTGCCGGCGAATACAAGGCGCTGGCCAGCCAGGTCGAGCCGCTGTCCGACGTCGCGAAGAAGCAGATCCAGGACCAGTTGAACTCGGCCTACGCCGTGTTCGTCGACCACGTGGCGGCTCGTCGAGGCGTCACGGTGGCCAAGGCCGACCAGACGATGGCGCAGGGCCGGGAGTTCTTCGGAGCGGCCGCCGTGGACGTCGGCCTCGCCGACGGCCTTCACACCTTCGATTCGCTGATGGCACGCATCAACTCGAAACTGCTTGACAAGCCGCGAGGCAATTCCAACAATGTTCCCAATCTCCAAAAAGGTCATTCCATGACGCGACCCGCTTTGACTCCCGAACAGATGGCTGCGATGGCCGCCGCGGGCGTTCAGCCGCCGGCCGCTGCCGCGGCCCCCGCCACGCCCGCTGCTGCGGCTGCGCCGGCCCCGACCGACGTCGACCCGCCTGCCGGCTCGGCGCCGGCCGCCGCCGCTGCGCCGGCCGCTCCCGCTGCGCCGGCCGCTCCTGCTGCCGCAGCGGCTCCCGCCGTGCCGGCGCCGGATGCCCTCGAAGTGCTGCGCGCCCAGGTGCGTGAAGCCCAGGAACAGCTGATGACGGCCCGCGTGGACCTGAAGCTGGCCAACGACAAGGTCGCCTCGATGGAGGCCACCTTCAAGCCGCTGGCTGCGATCGTGGCCCAGGGTGTCAGCACGATGAAGATCGCGCTGGGTCAGGCCAAGGCCGACTACTCGGGCATGACGCCCGAGGCGCTGGTCGCTGAGCACACCGCGACCGCCAAGACCTTCACCGACACGTTCAAGGTGGGCGGCGTCGCCAACGCCCCGGCCGCCGCGACCGCCCCCAAGGCGGACGCGAATGCCGAAGCGCTCCGCAAGGAGCGTCTGGCCCTGACGATGCCCGCAACCCGCTGATCCAGGAGCAACCATGCCCAAGTTCATTTTCACCGAGCTCGTCGACCTGGCCAAGGTCGTGTCCGCTCGCCTCGGCGCCGGCACCGGCTCGTCCAACTTCGTCGACGACAAGGAGTGCGGCAAGTTCGTTCGCCTGGTCGGCGATTCGCGCTACAACCTCTGCGCCGTGGGCGAGGAGATCGAAGGCCGGATCTCCTCGGTCGAGGTCGCGACCTACGACAACTTCTCGTTCGGCGGCGTCCAGGTGGGCGGCCGCTTCGAGTGCACGTTCGACGGCCTGCAAGGCACGCCGGGCACCGGCACGCTGGCCGTGGGCGACATCGTCGTCTGCGGCACGCCGGTGGCCAAGGGCACGGCCCTGACCTTCGGCACGCCGGCGCGCGTGTGCAAGGCCACCACCCCCGCCAACGTCGTGTCCAAGTGGCGCGTCGTGTCGCTGGGCGCTGCGGGCACGGGTGCCGTCGGCACCCAGGGCCTGATCGAGCGCATCTAACCCAACCCTGAGATCAGGAGAACACACAATGGCTGCATACCTCGACGCTCAGGGCAACCAGCACCAGCTGGAGAACCTGGCGGTCACCGCCTACCGCGAAGCCGCGGAAGTGGGCATGACCCTGCCGCAGTACGTCAACCAGACGTACCCCACCGACTCCGCCCGCTTCGGCTCCACCTGGAACCAGCTGATGGAGTCCGAGGGCATCTTCGTGCGCGGCAACCGGGACCTCGGCATCCGCGCCTCGACGATGGACGAGATCCTCAACGGCCCGAAGACCGGCCCGAAGGCCGGTGTGGTGGTCAAGGACGGCGTGCCGACCTCGCGCATCCTGTTCCCGGCCGTGATCCTCCAGCTGATCGAGGACAAGCTGCTCGCCAGCTTGACCATGACGGCCAACGCCTTCGAGGAGATGATCGCCTCCGACGAGACGATCACCGGCGAGCGCTACGAGCAGCCCGTCGTGAACTTCGACAAGCCGTCGGTGGCTCGCCATCAGGGCATCGCGCAGTTGACTGCGCCGCCCTCGATGCTGACCATCACGGTGAGCGACAAGGCCTACAAGATCCCGACCTTCTCGCTGGGCATGGAGATCTCCGACCAGGCGATCAAGGCCACCACGCTGGACATCGTCGCGATGTCGCTGGCCCGCCAGGCCGCGATCGAGCGCAACGAGCGCGCCCAGAACTACGTGCTGGCCCTGCTGAACGGCGACAACGACAACGGCGAAGCGTCGCTGTCGAGCCTGGGCCGCTTCACCGCGTCGAGCACCCTCGACTCGGCGGCCACCGGCGGTGTCTTCACCCACAAGGCGTGGATGAAGTACCTGATGCTCAACGGCACCAAGCGGTCGATCACCCACCTGATCACCGACTTCGACACCGCCTGGAAGATCGAGACCCGCACCGGCAAGCCCACGGTCACCGGCGACGACTCGAAGACCAGCCGGATCGACACGCAGTTCCAGCTGATGAACCCGACCTGGGCCCAGAACCCCAAGATCTTCCTCACGGACATCTCCAGCTGGCCCGCGAACACGATCCTGGGCCTGGACAAGAACTGGGCGATCCGCCGCGTGCGCAACCTGCAGGCGGACTACACGGCTATCGAGAGCTACGTGATGCGTCGCAGCCAGGCCATGCGCTTCGACTTCGGCGAGCACGTGAACCGCCTCTACACCGAGGCGTTCGACGGCCTGACCCTGTCGTAAGCCGGCAGCAGGCAAGTGGGGCCCTCCTCTGGAGGGCCTTGTTTTTCCTCCACCTCAAGAGACCACCATGACCCCTGACGAACAAGCCGCAGCCGACGCTGCCGCCGCAGAAGCCGCCGCCAAGGCGGAAGCCGAGAAGGAAGCCGCCAAGGCGAAGGCCAAGGGCAAGGGCGAGAAGCACCCGCTCGACGGCAAGAAGTCGGCGTACCTCGTCGGCGTGCACGGCCGCATCATCCACCCGTTCAAGCCCGAGGTGGACCTGGACGTGGGCCAGGCCCAGAAGGTGGAGATCGACGACTGGGTCCGCATCCAGTTCGACGCCGGCAAGATCGCCCTGGCCAGCGACGACGAGTGATCGTTTAGGAGCAGCCCGTGGCGCTGACCGATTTCACCAGCTTTGAAGACGTGCGTGCCGCTCTCGGTGTGTCCGAGGACGAAATCGACGACGCCACTCTCGGACTTCCCCTGTACGAGATCAACCTCATCGCAGAGCTTGAATCCGTCGATCTCAACCTGATCGACGCCTTCACGCCTCTGAACACGGGCTCCTCCGACGATCTCTCGGCCGACCAGAAGCGCTTCGTCAACGCGACGCGCTTCTTCGCCACCTACGCGGTGGCCAAGCAGTTGACCAGCAGCCTGCCGCTGTTCTCCCCGAAGGAGATCAGCGACGGCAAGGCCACGCTGTCTCGCTACACCCAGGACCCGTACAAGGCAGTCATCGACGGCGTGCTCGGGTTCTACAACCAGGCGCTGGAGCGCCTGGAGTCCGCGTTCAACGTGGTCAGCGGCGGCAGCGCCGCGTCCAGCGTGACGCGCACGTACATGGCGATCTCCAGCCCCTCCTCGGACCCGGTCACGGGCACCTGACATGCGCCTCGCCGACGCCGCGAACCGCTTCAACAAGCTGGTCTGCTACGACGCCTACAGCGGCGATCCGGTGTTCCGCGCGCAGCTGGGGCTGTACGACGACACCAAGCGCGACAGCGAGGTGGCCGAGCGCCGCGTGCTGTCCGTCGCGCCCGGCACCAAGTTCCCGGCGCGCGGCGTCATCCAGGCGGCCGGCCGCCAGTGGATTCTGGGTCACCGCAACACCGATGCCTTCGGACCCAACGAGATCCGGCAGGGCGTCGTGCTGCACGAGGCGACGACGCTTGCCACCGTGCGCACCCTTGGCCAGCTGGCCCGCAACGAGGCGGGTTTCAACGCCTGGTGCGGCTACGCCTGGGTGAAGGACAAGGCGTTCACTGAGCAGAGCTCGAAACTTGACCCGCAGCTGCACGTGCACTTCGCCGCCAGCGAGCCGGTCGCGCAGGGCCTGGTTGTGCAGTTGGGCACGCGCTACACCCTCGCCCGCTCGACTACCCTGGGCGGTGGCGGCACGCTGGTGACCACCGTCGAGGAGATGCCGGACCCGGTGGTCGAGACCGCCACGGTCAGCACCTCCGACTGGGACAAGGTCGCCGGCATGTTCGTCGGCGGCACGCTCACGACCGCGCGCGTGCTGCGCGTGCGCTGGCAGTCGCTGTTCGAGTACGGCAACGTCAGCGGCCCGACCTTCGGGCCCGAGGACATGCAGCTGGTGATGGCCACCGCCGCGGCGACGCCGCGTGTGGGCTCGATCGTCACCCTCAGCGATGGCGCCTGGATGATCGCCAGCGCTCGCGCGCAGGACGACGTCTGGCTGTGCCGGGCCACTCGCCATGCTCGAACTTAAAGCGAAGTGGGAGACCGACAGCTTTGACGCGGCCTTCGACGAGCTCGAAAAGGAGCTCGTGAACGTCACACGGGGCCTGTTCGTCGAGATCTTCTACGGCATCCTGCAGCGCACGCCGCAATGGCAGGGTCGCATGGTGGCCAGCTGGACCTTCAGCCTGCGCACGCCCCACTACGTCGATCGCTCGCATGATCCGTCCCTAATTTCTTCGGGCGAGATTCACCTGGACGACAAGCACGAGTTCCAGCCCTACCAGAAGGGCTCGCAGCCGGCCATCCAGGTGGCGCTGGCCAACAGCCAGTTCCGGGACCAGGACTTCAAGCGGCTGGGCGACGACGTGTTCATCTCGAACGGCGTGGACCACGGCGAGGGCGGCTACTCGTGGCTGGTGGAGAACGGAGGCATCAACCTGCGAGCGGTGAACCGCCCAGGAATGCCGGTGCGGCTCACCCTTGACCAGGTGCAGAGCCGCTATGCTGACATCAGCCAGCGGCAGGCCGAGCGCCTGAAGCAGCTGTCCATCGGAGCCTGACGTGCAAGAAGCCATCCGTGCGGCCCTCGTCGCATTCGCCCTCGCCGACTACCAGACCGAGTACCCCACGGTGCCCCTGGTGACCGACAACGAGCCGTTCGATGAGAACGACCCGCCGCCGCACTTCGTCGAGTTCAACGTGAAGTTCTTTGACGGCCAGCAGATCTCGATCGCCGGAGAGCCGCGCACGCGCATCAAGGGCTACCTCTACGTGACGGCGACCATCCGCCAGGGCCGCGGCAGCAAGCTGACGCTGATGGCGCTCGACTGGTTCTCCCAGAAGATGGGCTACTCGACCATGCCTGGTGCCGGTTGCCGGATCATCCTCGACCGGCCCGAGCCCGAGAGCATGCAGGCACCCAAGGGCTGGTTCAGCGAACAGGTGAAGTTCGCCTTCTATGCGGACCCCACTTGACAGTTGCCGAATTTAGGTAGAGTCGTCACAATCCTCTTTGACGCTTTTGCAAGCAAGGAAAGATCATGCCCCAACTCTCCAGTTCCAATCGCTCGCAGCTGGTGGCCAAGCTGGAGGGCACGTACCCGACCAACTTCGGCGTGCCGCAGGGCGGAAACGGCTTCAACCTCAACATGACGGGTGAGTCGCTGGATTACGGTATCAAGACCGAATCCTCGAAGCAGATCGTCAACACGCGCCAGACCCTGGACAACGTGCAGGTGAGTGCCTCGGCACAGGGCGGCTTCAACTTCGAGGCCCAGTTCGCCGAGTACGACCCGTTCATCCAGGCCACGCTGCAGCAGGACTACACCTACTACGGCACCAACGGTGTGAGCGCGTCCATCGCCACGCTGACCCTCGCCGCGGGCACCATCACGGCCGGCGCCGCGCCGACCGGCAACGATGCCTTCACGACCCTGCACAAGGGTCAGTGGTTCACCGTCAACCCGCCCGCGGGCGCCACTCAGGCCGTCAAGGACTACTTCGACGGTCGCGCCTTCCGCGTCAGCACCACGACCGCGCCGACCAGCACGGTGATCACGCTCGACGCCGCCACGCAGATCAACACCGCCGTGGCCGGCACGTCGATGTCCAACGGTCAGATCTGCTCGGCGCGTGCCTACAACGGCACCACGATGAAGTCGTACACGCTGGAGGTCCAGCACTCCGACATCAGCGTGTTCCGCCAGTACACGGGCATGATCTGCTCGAAGATGGACCTGAAGCTGTCCGTCGGCCAGATCCTGACCGGCAGCTTCGAGTTCATGGGCAAGTCCATGAGCCTGCTGGGCGCGACCAGCATGGGCACCCCGTCGGCTTCGCAGACCTACACGCCGGCGAACGCCACCAAGGGCATCTTCGACATCTTCGAGGGTGGCACCTCGATCAGCGCGACGACCTACATCAAGTCGGCCGAGCTCTCCATCGACAACAGCCTGCGCGCGCAGGAGGCGGTGGGCGTGTTCGGCAACGCCGGCGTGGCCGCCGGCACGCTGAAGGTGATGGGCAAGCTGGAGGTGTACTTCGCCGACGCGGTGATGTACGGCAAGCTGATCAGCGGCGCCGCGAGCTCGATGTCCATCCCGGTGCTCGACGTCAACGGCAACGGCTACGTCTACTACTTCCCGCGCATCAAGTACAGCGCGGCGAAGGTCAACGCCACGGGCCTGGACACCGACAACATGCTGTCCATGGACTTCGAGGCCCTGATGGACGTCGACCCGACGTCGGCCACGTACCAGAAGACCGTCGCGATCTACCGCTGCGGCGTCTGATAACCGAGGCGGGGGCGACGACCCCCGCCCAGCCCTTCCACCACCACCTGAAAGAATGACATGACCGGAATCGAAGTCGCCAAGAACGAACTGCCCGAAGACGCCCTCGACATCTTCAGCGAGTTCGCCACCGACGAGCAGCTGGAAGACCAGGGCGCCTGGCAGACCCTGAAGGGCTCGACCAAGCTGCTGGTGGCGCGCGCCAACAACCGCGCCTACGGTCGCCTGCTGAGCGAGCTCGTGGAGAAGCACAGCGAGCAGCTGAACAACGGCACGCCGGAAGCCGATGCACTGTCCGACAAGCTGATGGTGCAGGTGATCGCCAAGACCGTGCTCAAGGGCTGGGAGAACCTGGTCTACAAGGGAAAGGCACTGGCGTACAACACCGCGAACGCCGAGATGGTGCTGTCGCACGCGGACTTCCGCCGTCGCGTGCTTGAACTGGCGAACAACCGTGAGGCCTACAAGGCCAAGCTGGAGGTGGAGCAGGGGGAAGCCTAACGGCCTACCTGGAGTGGGAGCTCAGGTGGGGTGATCCTCAGACGCAGGCCCTGGTGAAGGAACTGAAGAAAGACGGGCACTCCCACCCCTCAGAGCAGACCAAAAAGGCGCTCAGACGCGACTGCATCCGTTACTACGATGCCTTCCGCGTTCTGGGCGCCAGTCGTATGTACTCCCAGGTGGGCCCGAGCCCAATCCAGTTTTCTGAGATCGAGTCGTACCTGACGCTACTTGGCATCGAGGAGGTCGAGACCCGGATGAAGTACACGCGGCTCATCAAGTTAATGGATCGCGTCGAGTTGAACCACATCGCTGCGAAAGCAGCGGCACGAGCGAGCAAATGACGACTGCCAATCTTTCCGTCGGTTTGAAGACCGCGGACGCCAGGAAGGAGTTCCTGGCGTTCAAGGAATGGATGAAGACCAACGGCAAGGGCATTTCCGTTGAGCTCGACGCTGGCCGGTTCGTCAACGACATCCAGAGCACGCTGCGCAATCGAAAGCTGCGACCCCAGATCGACGAGAACGACCTGTCGCAGCAGATCCGTCGCGCGATCTCGAAGGGCTTCAGCGACCAGAACTACAGCGGCTGGAAGCTGCGTATCAACTCGCAGGACTTGACCGAGCAGGTCAAGTCGGCCATTCGCGCCGGCATGCGCCTGGCCGGTGGCAACATCGAGACCGGGCTGCCCAGCGCGCCGGCGCACGGCGCCGCGCCGGCCAACATCCTGCAGACCATCAAGGAGTCTCTGGTCCCGGCTGTCGACGAGCTCGTGAAGGCAGCCACCGTGCTGTCCGGCAATGCGCGTGGCGCCGGCGCGCCGCGCTCGGGCGGCAGCATCGCCGCGGCGACGCGCTACTCGCAGGTCAACCCCGACGGCAGCCGCACCTCGGCCACCCAGCGCCTGGAGAACCCTGAGGCGATCCTGGCGCAGGTGCGCGCCACCAACGCCGTGCTGCAGGCGCAGCAGCAGTTCCAGAGGAACCTGAAGGAGGGGATGGCCTTCGGCCCCAACCGGGAGCAGCTGGAGCGCATGAAGCAGGACTGGGATCGCACCGTCGATTCCATGAAGGCAAAGTCGGCCGGCCTGGCCGACCCGCGCGCGCTGCTGGGCCTGCCCAGCCGCGACGAGATGTCGGCGTTCGCCAAGCAGCTGTCGGCGCAGATGCGCGGGTCGCTGGCCGACGAGGCGCTGCGCGCGAAGTCGGCGGGCCGGGTGGACCCTCGCACCCTGCTGGGCCTGCCCAGCCGCGACGAAACGGCCTCCATCGGCCGGCAGATCGCCGCCCAGATGCGCGGCGACCTGGCCGACGAAGCCCTTCGCGCCAAGTCGGCCGGCCGCGTCGATGCGCGCACGCTGTTGGGCCTGCCAAGCCGCGAGGAGATGTCCTCGTTCTCGCGCCAGCTGGCCGCGCAAATGAACGGCGCCCTGACCGACGAAGCGCTGCGCGCTAAGTCGGCCGGCCGTGTCGACGCGCGCACCCTGCTTGGACTGCCGGCCTCCAGCGAGATGGCGTCCTTCACGGCCAAGCTGAAGGCCGACATGACGCGCGCCGTCCAGGAGACGCAGAGCGCCATCGCCGCGGCCTACGAGAAGGCCAAGTTCGGCGCCCAGGGCAGCTTCAACCCGACCGGCCAGAAGATCGCCGGCGCGGCCGCGATCCAGCAGCAGTTCGGCGCCAGCGCGGCCAGCGCCTTCCTCGGCAAGAGCTCCTTCCTGCTCGACGAGGTGGGCAACCTGGAGAGCTACCGCAAGGCCGTGAAGGCCGCGGCGGACGAGCACGAGAAGCTGGCGCCCAAGGTGCGCGCCAGCAACGTCGAGCACCAGGCCGCTGTGACGGCCATGAACGACGCGCACAGCGCCGCGCGCGGCCTGGCGGGCTCCCTGGGTGGCCTGTGGCTGACCTGGGGCAACACCGCGGCCATCGCTGGCGCGGCAGCGATCGGCGCGTCGATGCGTTCGGTGTTCGAGGTGGGTACGCAGCTGGAGTACCAGCTGACCTTCGTGAAGCAGCTGTCCGAGGGCACCACGGTGTCGCTCGACAAGTTCGGCAACGCGGTGCGCCTGGGCATGCTGGTCGCACCCACCGAGGCGGCGCAGGCGATGCGCGGACTTGCGCAGAACGGCTTGACCGTGCAGCAGTCGCTGTCTGCCCTGCCGACCATCCTGCAGCTGGCCACCGCCGGCGAGCTCAGCCTGAGCGACGCGGCCCTGGGCGCCACCGGCGTGATGGCCGCCTTCAACCTCAGCGTCGACGACCTCGGCCGTGTGAGCGACGTGTTCGCCAAGGCCGCGGCCATGTCGAACACGAGCGTGCAGGGCATGATCGAGTCGATGAAGCAGGCCTCGACGGTGGGCGACCAGTACGGCGTCACCCTGGAGGAGACCGCCGCTTCGCTGGCCACGATGGCCAAGCGAAACATCACCGGCACCGCGGCCGGTACGGCCTTCCGCAACATGATGGTCGAGCTCGCCACGCCGAGCAAGAAGGCCAAGGAAGCGCTGGCGCAGCTGCACGTCGAGCTCTACAACGGCAACGGCTCGCTGAAGACCTACAGTGAGGTCCTGGACACCCTGCGCAACAAGACGATCCTGCTCAATGACCAGGGACGCTTGACCTTCCTCAACGAGATCTTCGGTGAGCGGGGCGCAAAGGCGGTCAACGCCATCCTGGCCGATTACGACCAGTACCGTCAGACGCTGCAGACCTTGCAGCAGGATGCCCGCGGCTTCGGAGAAAGCATCAACACCGCGCTGGGCGAGACGACCAAGGGCAAGATCCAGGCGCTGTTCACCGAGTTCCAGCTGTCGGCCGCGTCTGCCTTCGAGACCGGCAACGACGCCGCCAAGCACTTCATCGACACGCTGCGCATCTGGGTCGGCTCGGACGACTTCAAGAAGATGCTCAGCGAGCTCACGCAGGGCGTGGCCGCCCTGACCAACTTCCTGGTCGAGCACGGCAAGGTAGTGGGCGCCACGGTCGCGATCTGGGCGGGCATGCGAATGCTCAGCGGCCTGGTGGGCGTGTTCAACACGCTGCGCACCGCCATGCTGGGCGCCGAGGCGGCGGCCGTCGGCCTGGGCGTGGCCGGTCGCGCCGCGCTGGGCGCGCTGACCGGAGGCGTCGGCCTGCTGGTGGCGCTGGCCGCCGAGTTCCTGCTGACGCGCGAGAACGCCAACGGCGCGACCGACGCGCAGAAGGCCTTCGCCGACAGCCTGGTGCTGCAGGAGCAGAACCTGCGACGCAGCATCTCGGCCCTCGACGAGGAGATCGGCTTCCTGCAGCGCCGCAACGCGCTGATCCAGGAGGGAAAGACTGCGGAGGAGGCCGAGCGCATCGCCCGGCTGAACAAGGACCAGAAGGACGCCGCCACTTCCATGGCCGCGGCCACGCGCGCAGCGTTCGAGCTCGCAGGCGCGCGGCGCACCTTGGCCGAGGCCGAGGCCCGCCGTAAGACGGTGGCCCAGGCCGGCGGCAACATCGCCACCGAAGACGCCGCGGTGCAAAACGCGCAGCGCGAGGTGAAGCGCCTGCAGGACGTCTACGACCGCGCCGACGCGGTGGCGCTGGCCGCGCGCACCGAGACCGACCGGAAGATGCAGGCCGAGCAGCTGCGCTCGGCCGGCAGTCGCGAGGCGCAGGCCCAGGCCTTCAACAAGCGCATCGAGGAGGTGATGGCCAAGAACCCGGCCATCAACGCCTCGTTCCTGAAGATCAACCTGCAGGAAGCCGGGGCGTCCGGCGCCGACTCGTTCTCTGGCATGCTGCGCGCGCGCACCGACCAGCTGAACTCGATGCTGAGCAAGTTCACGCCGCCGGACAAGCATGCCCAGGCGGCCGCGCACCGCGACGCGCTGGCCGAGAGCAACGCGCTGATGCGCCGGCTGCGCGACGAGGATGCCCAGTTCGCGCAGTCTTCCGAGATCCGCCGCAAGCTGCTGGAGGCCACGTTCGACCCGAAGCTGTTCGGCAACGAGGTGGCGGCCCGCGCCAACGAGAAGCGCGCCGAGCAGGATCTGCTGGCCGTCAAGCAGCGCCACGTCAAGGTCATCGCCGAGCTCAACACGCAGCTGAACGGCAACAAGAATCTGACCGATGCGGACAGGACCAACCTGCGCTCGCGCCTGGAAAGCGAGCAGAGTGCGCTCACCCTGCTTGAACGTCGCATCGACTCCGAGAGGGAGCTCTCGGTCATCAAGGCGCGGAACAAGGACATCGTCGAGGCCAACGATTTCCAGAAGGAAAAGGACAAGCTGGCGCAGGCCGACCAGAAGCGCTTGCAGGATCTGGCCAAGGCCTACGACAAGAAGGTCATGGACCCCGCGACCGCGGCTGCTTACAACGAGCAGCTGAAGGTGTCGCAGGACTACGCCAGCGCTATCGCCGAGCACACCCGCAAGGTGGAGATCTCCGAGAACGCCATCGCGGCCATCAAGGCGATGCAGGTCGACTACGCCGGCGAGTTCAGCGCCGAGCTCAAGGCGGCGCTCACGGCCGAGGAGCAGAACCTCGCCACCGAGACCATGCGTCTGGGCGTGTTGAAGGCGCAGGCGAGCTCGGCTGCCGAGGTGGCCGGCCGCACGGCGCGTCAGCACTACGAGGCGGCGCAGACCGCGAGTTACGGGTGGTCGAAGTTCTGGGAGGAGTACCGCTCCCAGGGCGAGTCCAATGCCGTGGCGGTCTACGACATCATGAAGAAGTCGACGGGTCAGATGTCTGATGCCATCGCCAACTTCGTGACCACCGGCAAGCTGCACTTCAAGCAGCTGGTCGCCTCGATCCTGTCCGATGTGGCTCGCATGTTGGCCACGCGCGCGATGACTCAGTTCCTGGGTTACATCGTCGGCGCGGCAACCGGTGGCTTTGGTGGTGGCGGCACCGCGGTGAACGGATCGGCCGGCACCGCGTCGATCCCGTCCACCATGGCCGCCTGGGGGCACGTGATGACGGGCGCCGGCCCGATGCGCCTGCGCAAGTACGCCAACGGGGGTATCGCGCGCACGCCGCAGATGGCCATCTACGGCGAGGGCTCGCGCTCCGAGGCCTACGTCCCGCTGCCGGACGGCCGACGCATCCCGGTGGATCTGCAGGGTGCCGGCGGCGGTGGCACGACCATCATGGCCAACGTCACCGTCCACGTCGACGGCAACGGGAAGTCGACCGTAGAATCTGACGCTTCTGGAGAACAGGCACGTGCGCTGGGCGGCATGATCAAGGATCGCGTGATCGAGGTGATCGTGGAGCAGCAGCGGCCGGGCGGTGTCCTCGCGAGGTAAACCATGGCCACCTTCAACATCTCGACCCCCGACCGCTCCCCGACGATGGACGTCGAGCCGAAGGTCTTGTCCTCCCAGTTCGGGGACGGCTACAGCCAGCGCACGCCCGACGGCATCAACAACATGATGGAGACGTGGTCGCTGGCCTTCACGCTGCGCACGAAGACCGAGATCGACTCGATCGAGACCTTCCTGCGCGCGCGTGCTGGTGCCGAGGCCTTCTACTGGACGACGCCGAGCAACCGCACGGCGAAGTTCATCTGCAAGAAGTGGTCTCGCATCCCTGAGTGGGACGGCAACCACGCGCTCAACTGCGTGTTCATGGAGGTGCCCGAGCCGTGAACATCTCCGAACTGATCCAGCAGCTGGCGACTGACGCACTCGTCGAACTCTTTGAGATCGACACCACGGTGATCGGCGGGACCGATCACTTTTACTTTCACGCGGGCACGAACAAGCTGAACGGCCCTGTCGTGTGGCAGGGCATCACCTACAACCCGTGGCCCATCGAGGCCGAAGGCTTCGACAAGACGGTCAAGGGCGCGTTGCCGCGCCCTCGCGTTCGCGTGGCCAACGCCCTGGGGGCTATCTCGGCCGTCGTCATGCAGTGGAACGACCTGGTGGGGGCCAGGGTGACGAGGCGCCAGACCTTCTCGCAGTACCTCGACGCAGTGAACTTCCCCGGCGGCGTGAATGCCACGGCCGACCCCGGCCAGTTCCTGCCGGATGATGTCTTCTACGTCGAGCGGAAGATCCAGGAGAACAAGGTCATTGTCGAGTTCGAGCTCGCCTCGGCCATGGACCTGCAGGATCAGCGCCTGCCGAACCGAATGATCACGGCGGACTACTGCTGGTGGCAGTACCGCGGCGAGGGCTGCGGCTACGCCGGCACGGCTTACTTCAACGCACTTGACCAGTCCGTCAGCAGCGCGTCGCAGGACATCTGCAGCCAGACGCCCACCGGCTGCAAGAAGCGTTTCGGCGAGCGCGCCCTGCTGCCCTTCGGCGGCTTCCCTGGTGCCAGGAGCTACAAGCTGTGAGCTCCCTCGTCGACATGATCTCGGCGCACGCCGCTGACGAGGCGCCCAACGAGTGCTGCGGCCTCGTGGTGCAGCGTGCCGGCGACCGCAAGTTCCGACTCGTGCGTGCGAAGAACCTGGCGCGCTTCCCTCGCCAGCACTTCGATCTTGACCCGGATGCTTGGTTGGAGGTCGGGTCGGACGAGGCCGTGATCGGCATCTACCACTCGCACACCACCGCGCCGGCCACGCCCAGCCTGGCCGACCGGGCGATGTGCAACGCCACCAACCTGCCCTGGCACATCGTCAGCTGGCCGGCCGGCGACTACTGCCGCATCGAGCCCGACGGCACCCAGGTGCCGCTGGAGCGCCGGCCCTACGTGTGGGCCGTGCACGACTGCTACAGCCTCGCGCGCGACTGGTACGACCAGGTGTGGGGTCTGAAGCTGGCCGACTTCTCCCGCCAGCCGCTGCTGCGCGGCGAGAACACCTTCCTGCGCGAGTACGAGGGCCAGGGCTTCGTGCGTCTGATCGACCAGCTGCCGCAGGTCGGCGACGCCTTCCTCTACCAGTTCGGCACGTCGCTGCCTCACGTGGCGCTGTATGTCGACGACAACGTGATCCTGCACCACCCCGAAGGCCGCCTCTCCTACCGGGAGACCTACGACGGTCTGTGGCGCAAGCACACGCATCACCTGCGCCACCGCTCGCGCATGGGAGACGCAGCATGAGTCAACTCGTCGAGATCCGCCTGCACGGCGAGCTCGCGCGCGACTTCGGCAAGGTCTGGCACCTGGCCATCGACAGCGCGCGCGAGGCGATCATGGCCATCGAGGCCAACATGCCGGGCATCCGTGCCAAGGTGATGGAACTCGCCGGCCGAGGTCTGGTCTTCCGCGTGCGCTCGAAGAACCATGATTACGCAGAGGATGACATCGACATGCGGCTTGGCTCCGTCAAGCGCATCGACATCATCCCCTTGGTCCGAGGCGCGAGCGCCGGTGTGCGCTTCGTTGTCGGTGCAGTCCTGGCCATTGTCGGTGTCTTCACCTACAACCCGTACCTGGTCTCGATGGGCGTCTCCTTGATGCTGGGATCAGTCGTCGAGTGGCTGACACCCAAGCCGAAGAAGGCGGACGTCACCGAGAGTAAAAACAGCTGGACGCTGAGCGGTGCGACCAACAACGTCGACCAGGGTCAACCCGTGCCGGTCATCTACGGTGAGGTGCTGGCGCCCGGCTACACGATCAGCGCCGCTTTGTCCGCCGCCCAGGTGTCGCCGGCCGGCAGCCTTGGCCCCGACATCGCCATCGGCGGCAGCTACGACCAGGCCGTCTATCCCATCGCCGGCCAGCTGACGACGGTAAAGCTGCAGTTCTCTGTCGGTGCGTTCAACATCACCGACCCGATGACCTACTCGTGGACGGTGAGCGGGTTCAGCAGTGCGCAGGCTGTGCGCGTTACCGGGACCAACGCGGCCACCGTCTACATCGAGCTCGACATCGTCATCGCCTCTTTCCCCGCGGCCCCGCTGGTGCTCAGCGGCAGCCTGTCCTGCTCCGTCAATGGGCGCCAGCCCAACCGAACCGACACCGTGAACGTCACCAAGTCGCAGTCCGTCGTCGTGACGGCTTACGTGCAAGAACCGTGGGGGGGCTTCTGATGGACATGATCATCGCGGGCGCCGGTGGCGGCGGCAAAGGCGGGGCTGGTGGAGGCGGCATCAGCGAGTCCCCGGACACCCTGCAGTCGGTTGCTACCGCGCGCATGGTCGACCTGATCGGCGAGGGCCCCATGGGGGGTCTGGTCAACGGCGAGTTCTCGATCTACCTGGACGGTGTGCCGCTGCGCGACCTGAGCGGCACGGCCAACTACAAGCCGTTCCAGTGGACGGCCGTCAACGGCTACCCCACCCAGAACGTGTTGCCCGGCTTCGCTGGCTCCGCGCAAGAGGTGGCGGTGTCTCTGCGCGTTCTGCAGCCCCAGGGGAAGTTGATCCGCAGCATTCCCGACGCCACCGCTGACAGCGTGCGCGTCACCGTGTCGGTCAACGGTCTGACCGAGACGACCAGCGAAGGGAAGATCAACGGCAGCTACGTCACCTACACGATCTCCGTGCGCGTGGTGGGGGGCAGCTGGGTGAAGGTCGTCGACGGCAACATCCAGGGCAAGACGACGAGCCGCTACCAGCGCTCGCACGAGGTGCCGCTGAAGGACCTGGGGGCAGGTCCCTACGAGGTCGCGGTCGAGCGCGTGAAGGTCGAGGCGACGAGCTCTCTGGTGGTCGACGGCTTGTACTGGGACAGCTACTCGATCATCAACTACGAGCAGTACACCTACCCGTACAGCGCGCTCGTGGGCATCGGCATCGACGCGCGTTACTTCAGCAACGTGCCCGAGCGTGCCTACCACGTGAAGGGCCTGATCATCCAGGTCCCCACGAACTACGACCCGATCCATCGGACGTACACCGGCACGTGGGATGGCACCTTCAAGTGGGCCTGGTCGAACAACCCCGCCTGGTGCTTCTACGACCTGGTGACCAATGCGCGCTACGGCCTCGGCCGCCGCATCAATGGTGCCGCGGTGCCCTCGAAGTGGGAGCTCTACCAGATCGCGAAGTATTGCGACGAGATGGTGCCCAGCGGCTTGGCCAACAACCTGATCGGCATCTCGCTGACGGGCGGCGTCAGCAAGAACGGTTCGATCAGCCCGGCGATGCCGCGCTACACCGGCCCCTACGAGCCTCGCTTCACGCTCAACGTGGTGCTCAACACCGTCGACGACGCCTACAAGGTCATCAGCAACCTGACCAGCGTCTTCCGCGGCATGGCCTACTGGAGCGGCGGCCAGATCGTTCTGTCGCAGGACCGGCCCACGCCGGTGTCGATGCTGTGGAATAACGCCAACGTCATCGACGGCCAGTTCAACTACCAGGGCTCGTCCCTGGCGCAGCGCCACACCGCCATCACGGTCGGCTGGAACGACCCCGACGAGTCGTTCAAGCAGAAGTTCGAGTACGTCAAGGACGCCGAGGGCATCAAGCGCTACGGCTTGCGCCAGACCGAGACGGTGGCCTTCGGCACGACCTCGCGCGGCCAGGCGCGTCGCGTCGGTCTGTGGATGCTCTACACCGAGCGCCTGGAGACCGATGCCATCACGTTCAAGGCCGGCCTCGACAGCGCGAACGTCAAGCCCGGCGACGTGGGCCAGATCCTCGACCGCAACCGCTTCGGCGCGCGCTGGGGTGGCCGGGTGATCTCGGCCACGACGAGCCAGGTCACCCTGGACGCACCGGTCACGCTGACACCCGGCGTCTACACGCTGTCCATCATGCAGAAGGACGGCACGGTCGACAGCCGCTCGGTCAACATCGTCACGGCCGGCGACTACACCGTCCTGAACATGGCCGCGTCGTGGACCACGGCGCCGGCGGTCATGGCCGTGTGGGTGCTCTCGTCCGCCACGGTTTCTCCGATGACCGTTCGCGTGGTCTCGGTGAAGCCCAGCAAGGGCGTCTACGAGATCACTGTCCTGCAACACGAGCCCAGTAAGTACGACGCGATCGAGCAGGGCCTGCCGCTGCACGTCGAGGACTACTCGTTCCTCAGCTACGGCGCCGTGCCGAAGGTGGCCAACCTGAAGGCTGTCGAGAGCTCTTATAAGCCGACGGTCACCTCGTCGGTCGTGACCGAGCTCGACATCAGCTGGGACAAGGCCACCGACATCATGGTGCGCGGCTACCGCGTGAAGGTGACCAACAACGCCACGCTGGTGTCGCAGACGCTCACCGAGACCGCCGAGATCAGCGCGACGCTGCAGAACCTGACCGTGGGCAACTACACGGTCACGGTCAACGCCATCAATGTGCTGGGCGCTCCCGGCCCTGACGCCACCTACTCGATCACGATCACCGGCATCGACTCCACGCCGCCGGCCAACGTCACAGGCTTTGCGTACCAGCTGAACGTGGCCAACGGCCTGACCTTGACCTGGAACCCGGTGGCCGACTACATCGACGCCTACGAGATCCGCGAGGGCACGGTGTGGGAGACCGCGACCAAGGTGGACCGGCTGAACGCCACGTCGAAGACGCTGGGCGCGGTCACCGCTGGCACGCACAACTACCTGATCAAGGCGATCGACACCAGCGGCAACCTCAGCACCACCGCCACGTCCCTGTCGGTCACGGTGAACGCCGCGGCCGCGCCGTCCCCGCAGTGGACCCTGGTGGGCTCCGACGAGATCATCTCGTGGGCCATCCCGAGCTCGGTCTTCAAGATCGACCGCTACGAGATCCGCGTGGGCGCGACCTTCGCCGCTTCCGTCTACGTCGACACGACCAAAGCGACCAGCCTGCGTCGCAAGGTGGATTACGTCGGCGGCCGCACGTACTGGGTCACAGCCTACGACGTGCTCGACAACGCGGGCGCGGCCGGCTCCTTGACCGTGAACATCAACGCGCCCGGCGACATCACGGCGCCGCGCTCGGAGGTGGTGGACAACAACGTGCTGCTGTACTGGCAGCCGCCGGCCACCGGCAGCCTGCCGGTCGATCGCTACGAGGTGCGCAAGGGCGCGAGTTACGCCGGCGGCGCCGTGGTGGGTTCCAACGGCAACAGCACGTTCTGCGGCGTGTTCGAGCAGCAGTCGGGCACCTACAGCTACTGGGTGGCAGCGATCGACACCGCGGGCAACGTGGGCTCGTCCAAGGCGATCACCGCCACGGTGTCGCAGCCGCCCGACTACGTGCTGCGCACCAGCATCGACTCGGCGTTCGCCGGCACCAAGACCAACGCGCTGATCGACAACGGGCGCCTGCTGCTGCCAGTCAACGTCGCCGAGACGTTCGCGCAGCACTTCACCAACAACGGGTGGAGCACGCCGAACGCGCAGGTGTCGGCAGGCTACCCGCTGTACGTGGACCCGACGCCGTCCTCTGGCAGCTACGACGAGACCTTCGACTACGGCACCGTGCTGCCGGCCACGAACATCGTGGTCACGATCGGCTCGGCGGTGGTCCAGGGCACGCCCAACCTGTCGCTGCAGATCTACTACAAGCAGAACCTTGGTGACGCCTGGATCGCTGCCACGGTCAACAGCTACTCGGTGCTGGCCACCAACTTCCGCTACGTGCGCGTGGTGGCCACTGTGACGGGCTCGACGGGCAAGGACCTGCTCAGCATCAACAGCCTCAACGTGAAGCTGTCGAGCAAGCTGAAAACCGACAGCGGCACCTACACTATCACCGACGCCAACGCCGGCGCCACGGTCACGTTCAACGTCCCCTTCATCGACGCTGACACGCCGTCCTGCCAGGCGAACAGCACCACGCCGATCTTCGAGGCCGTTAGCTTCGCGGACCTGCCCAACCCGACCACGTTCACGGTCTGGCACTACAACAGCGCTGGAGCCAAGGTCACTGGCTCTGGCTCCTGGACTGCACGAGGGTACTGATCATGGCCATCAATTTTCAGAAGCCGGCGATCACGGATGCCTACAACACCGAGTTCGTCCCGAACATCGTCAACAACATGATCGGCCTGGCGCGGTGGCTTGACTCCGCGCAGGAGACGATCTCTGGCTCGATCCCGTCTTACGCGAAGCGGATGAACCGGTCGAGCGGCCTGATCGAGGAGTACAACGGCTCGGCCTGGTTGGAGTTCAGCACCGGCTATGCGAAGAAGTCCGGTGGCAACACCTTCGCCGGCACTCAGGCATTCACGGGCACGGTGTCTATCCAGGCAGGCTTGGACTTCAACGGCGGCGAGTTCAGCTTCGCCGGCAACGGCACTCCTGACGTGGACGCGGTGCGCGTCTTCGGCAGCAGCAAGAGCCTGTACCTGCAGATGGGCGGTGGCGGCCAGACGGTGTTCCGCAACAAGTCCGCCACTACGCTCGGCGTGATCACCAACAACGGCAACTTCTCGTGGGGCTTCACGTCCGATCAGGGCTTCTTGCTGTCGGTCAACGGACAGCAGTGGGTGAAAGGCCTGACCCTCAGCAGCGGACAGTCCGAGCTCCACCGTCTGCAGAACGACAACGCCTACCTGTCGTTCTTCAACACGGCGGGCAACACGCGCAGCGGGTACATCCAGTTCAACGTCGGAAGCAGCTTCCTGTTCATGACCGACGGCGCCGTGCCGCTGCAATTCGGCACCAACGGCAACGGGCGCATGTTCATCGACCCGGACGGCACCGTTCGCCCTGCGATCAACAACACCTACGCGCTGGGCACCTCGTCGGCACGCTGGGTCAACATGTTCGGTCTCAACGCCGACTTCACGGGCTCGGTCTACGGCGGCAGCACCGCGGCCGAGGCGTTCGTCGTGCGCCACGACAACGGCTACATCAGCCTGAAGAACGGCGCGCTGAGCGCGCGCGCGGGCTACCTGCAGGGCAACGCCGGCTCCAACGTCGCGCTGGTCTCCGAGACCCCCGACCTCGTGTTGGCGGCCAACACCACGATCTCCTTCCGCGCCGCGGGCGTGGGCGGTGGCAGCGTGTTGTCCCTCACGGCCTCGCGCGCGACGTTCAACGTCGGCACGCTGACGACCTCTGTGGCCGTCGCGTACAGCGCGGTGCCCGCTATCGACGCGACCAGGGGCAACTACTTCGAGATCGGCACCCTGACCGGCAATGTGACCGGGCTGGCGATCAGCAGCCCGGCCGCAGGCCAGGCGCTGCGCATCCGCTTCCTGAGCGACGCCACGGCGCGCACGGTGGCGCTGAGCAACCTGGGCGCGGCCAACGCACCGTTGATCGCCGGCAGCTACCTCGCCGGCGCCAACAAGGTGAACTATCTGGACGTCATGTATAACGTCGCGGCCGCGCGCTTCGAGGGCGTTTGGACAAATCTGTAAAGTAGGCACCCATGTTTCCCTACTTCCCCTTCTCTGGTAAGCGTGCTCGGGACTTCACGTTCACGTCCCAGAGCACGGGTTCGATCGGCGGCTTCGCCAACGCCGGCGTCACGGTGACGTCCAGCGGCAGTGTGTCGTGCTCAGGCACCGACACCAGCGCCAACACCGGCCCCTGGTATCAGGGCACGCCGCCGGCCACCAAGGTTCGGGCCTCAGTTCTCGGCGGCACCGCGCCGAGCAGCGGCCTGGCGGACGGTACGACCTGGCAGGACTTGACCAGCAGCCTCACATGGAACAACAACCGCACCAACTTGGGCGGGTCCAAGACGACCTCGCTCAAGCTGGAGTTCAGCTTCGACGGCGGCGCTACCGTGGCCTGTACTGGCACGGGGACGTTGACCGCGACCCTCGAATAATCCACCCACCACCACCATGAAGACCTACACCATCCCCGAGGACCTCCTGCAGGCTATCGTGACCACGCTGGAGGAACTGCCGGCGCGCGTCACGCGCGTGATGCTCAACGCCATCGAGAAGACCGTGACTGAGCAGGACGCGGCGGCGAAGGCTCCGAAGGTGGTGGAGACGCAATGACGCTCACCACCATCTCCGTCACCAAGGTCGACGGCAGCACAGAGCAGGTGGCCAGCAACCAGGCGGTCGTCGTGCACGGCGTGGACGCCAACGGCGTCTACTTGGGCCTTGTCGACCCCTCCGTGGCCGCGCGCGCGGTGTCGCGTCCGCCGCCTGAACAGGGCGAGTGGCGATGGAACGCCGTGGGTGGCTGGACGCCGGTGCCCAACGTCGAGGAGGCACGCGCCCAGGCGCTGGCCGACATCGACTCGGCGGCCGGGCTGGCGCGCCAGCGCTACATCACCGTGGCGCCTGGCCAGGAGGGCACCTACCTGGTGAAGGCGCAGCAGGCCGCCGACTTCATGGCCCGCGGCGGCACGCCGCCGCCCTACGTGCAGGCCGAGGCCGACGCCATGGGCTCCACGCCGGCCCAGGCGGCTCAGCTGATCCTGGGCCTCGCGCAGCAGTGGAACGAGGTGGTGGGGCCCGCGATCGAGCGCGCGCGCCGCGCCGGCAAGATCGCTGTGGAGGCCGCTGTGGGTCTCGAAGACGTGCAGGCTGCCACGGCTGCAGCCCTTGCCGCAATCGGTCAAATCTGACAAATTCGTAGGATAGGAACTAGAATCCGGCATCACCGACGTTGGAGTGCAATGTGGCCGATCAGGGCTTTCTCGATGAAGCGGCAAAGGTCGGCTCGGGCTTCGTTGGCTCCCTTGTGAGCCTCCGCTTCCTGAAGGGCGAATCGTGGACCGGCAAGGTCTCGATGGTCGCCGGCGGCGCTGCCCTCTCCTACCTCGCTGCGCCCACCATGGCGCGCGTTCTTCACATGGGCGATTCCCTGCAGCTGGTCGGCTTCATGCTCGGCCTGTTCGGCATGGCCGTGATCGCCAAGGTCTATGAGGTCATCCAAGGCTTCAACGCCTCTGAGGTGGCCGATGCCATCACGAACTGGGCGAAGAAGCGTTTTGGAGGCTGAGCCATGTGGGTGCCGACTGTGCCTGAACTTCTGTGGGTCATCCTCATGATGGCCCTTCTCATTGGCTGCGTGTGGGGGATCTTCTCCCACTGGGATGACAACCTCTTGCAGCGGGCTGGCATGGCCGTGATGGCCATAGGCGCGGTCGCCGAGCTCAAGGCCACCTACACCTTCGTCACCTGCCCTCGAACGTTCATGTTCCTGTCCATCGGCGCAACACTGTTCCTGGCCGGGGCGTGGTGGAAGGCGAGACGAATGCACCGGGGAGCGCACCATGCTTGAAGCAATCCTGGCGATCGGCGGGCCGATCCTCTCATTCCTGGGGGGCTCGGCCTTCCGCATGATCTGGGGCGAGCTCAGTTCTGCGTGGACCAAGTCGCAGGACCACAAGCACGAGATCGAGCTCCTGGAGGCCCAGGACCGCATCGCCGGCAACGCGCACTCGCGCAACCTGGAGGCGATCAAGCTGCAGGCCGACATGGGGATCAAGACGATCCAGGTCCAGGGTGAGCAGCGGCAGATGGAGCTCGCCGGCGAGATCGAGAAGCAGGACGCCACTGGCTGGTACGCCGCCGTCGTGCAGGCCATGAAGCCGGTGGGGATCTGGTTCATCGACGCCTGGAACGGTGCCATCCGGCCCGCTGCCGCCACCGTGGCGCTGATCCTGTGGGTGAAGGCGGTCGACGCCAACCACTGGGTGATGGTGTCGCGCGACGAGAACCTGGTCTTCGCGATCCTCGGCTTCTTCCTGGCCGACCGCACTCTGCACAAGCGAGGCAAGTGATGGGGCTGACCACCGACCCGAACGATCTGCGGCTTGGCCGCGGCCAGGACGACACCGCGCGCAAGCAGAACGAGGCCTACCTGGTCCTCTCCGTCGAGGAGATCGCCAAGGGCTTCGTGCGGCCGGTGCGGCGCTCCTACGTGCACGTGGGCGCGCCGGGCCCGCAGTTCTACCTGGAGCCGCTCACCGAGCAGCAGCAGAAGGACCACGCTGGCATGGGCTACGTGGGCTTCGAGCGCTACCCGCCCGAGATGGCGCCCAAGACCGGGCGCTACTGGACGCAGAAGGAGCTCGACGCCGCGGACAAGGGCTGCGGCGGCGTCACCACGATGGCACCGGCCATCGCTGAGACGTATGCGCGCGACCCGTACTTCTACGGCAGCACCTACTGCGTCGGCTGCGGCATGCACCGCCGCGTCGGGCTGCGCGGTGAGTTCCTGTGGGAAGGGACTCAGGAGCGGGTGGGCACGTGAGCCGCTTCGACGAAAGCACCCTGGCGCGCGCGATGCGCGCCGTGGCGGCCGCTGCAAAGCGGCCGCAGGCTTTCGCCGACACCCAGCCCCACCCGCAGGACATCATCGACCGCGCGCTGATCGTTGCGATCTCGCTGGTCGAACGCTTCGAGGGCGTGATCCTGACTCCTTACCTGTGCCCCGCCGGCGTGCCCACGATCGGGCTGGGCACCACGCGCTACCCCGACGGCACCGCCGTCACCCTGGCCGACCCCGCAATCACACGCGAGCGTGCCTACGAGATCGCCCGGCACCAGCTGCAGCACGAGTTCCTACCCCATGTGCTGCGACTGTGCCCCGGCCTGGCCAAGGAGACGGCGGGTCGTCTGGGAGCGATCCTGGACTTCACCTACAACCTCGGCTGGCCCGCCCTGGCCGGCAGCACGCTGCGCAAGCGAGTGAATGCCGGCGACTGGGGCGCGGTCAAGGTCGAGCTCTCCAAGTGGGTCAACGGCGGGGGCAGGCGGCTTCGCGGACTTGTCCTGCGGCGCGCCGCCGAAGCGGCGCTCGTGTAGCGAGTCTCCAGGTGGTGGAGATTTGAGCCCGGCGCGTGCTGGGCTCCTTTTTTCCTAAAACGGCACGACGCCGGGCGCGGCCGGCTGGCCAGGTCGCCCGGTGTCGCCCCACCACCAGGCCCGGTACTCGCAGCCGGCACCGTCGAAGCGGCCGCCGGCTGCTCCCTGCGAGCCACGGCGATGAGGGAACCACCAGCCGCCGCAGCAGCACTTCAGGCGCCGGTTGCGGCGCCAACGCCGGCTGCCCATCAGCGCACCCAGGCCCAGATCAGGTACAGCGCGGCAGCGCCGACCACGGCCCAGAACTTCAGCCAGAAGACGTCGATCTCGCGCTGGCGCCGGCGGTGCTCGGCATGGCGCCGATCGTGCGGTTTCATACGGCCACCGGCGCCTTGATCGCGGGGTGCGGGTCGTACCCCTCGATGTGGAAGTCCTCGCTGTAGGTGTACTCCTCCAGCGGCTTCGGGTCGCACTTGATGACCAGCTTCGGGAACGGGCGCACGGGCCGTTTGGCCTGCTCGTAGACCTGCTCGAAGTGGTTGTGGTAGATGTGGCAGTCGCCGCCGGTCCAGATGAACTCGCCCACGCCCAGGCCGCAGTGGTGGGCCATCAGGTGTGTGAGCAGCGCGTAGCTGGCGATGTTGAAGGGCACGCCGAGGAACGAGTCGCAGCTGCGCTGGTACAGCAGGCACGACAGCTTGCCGTCCTTCACGTAGAACTGGAACAGGCAGTGGCAAGGCGGCAGAGCCATGTCGTCGATGTCGGCCGGGTTCCAAGCGGTGACGATGTGACGGCGACCGTTGGGGTTCTTCTTGATGCCTTCGATGACATTGGCGATCTGGTCGATCGTCGACGGTGTGTTGTCGGTCTGGTAGAAGTCCCAGTTGTGATTGGGCCATGACCTCCACTGCGCGCCGTAGACCGGCCCCAGGTCGCCCTTCTCGTCGGCCCACTCGTCCCAGATCGTCACGCCGCGCTCCTGCAGCCAGCGCACGTTGGTCTCGCCGCGCAGGAACCACTGAAGCTCCAGAGCGATGGACTTGAAGTGCACCTTCTTCGTCGTGATGAGCGGGAAGCCCTCGGTGGTCAGGTTGAAGCGCATCTGGTGGCCGAAGATCGAGCGCGCGCCAGTGCCGGTGCGCTCGGTGGCGTCGACGCCGAAGCGCATGATGCGGTAGAGGTAGTCCTCGTACTGTCGGTTGATCAGGTGTTGGGTCACACTGCGCTCCTCGATTCGGTGCTGCCGTTGTTGCTGGTGAACTGCTGCGGGTAGCCGCCGCTGCCGGTCGGAAGGTATTGCGTCTCGCTGTTGGCCAGCGTGCGTCGGTACTCGGTGTTGCGCACCAGGTCCTTGGTGATCTGCATCGAATGCTCAGCGACTTGCTGAGTCGCAGCCAGTTGGGCCTTGAGCTCGAAGACCTCCTGCAAGCGTTCGCGCTCGACCACCGCGGCTTCCCGCTTGGCCAGGTCTTCGTGCCTACGCAGCTTTTCGACCAGGCGGTCACCCTCGGCGCGCAGGATCTGGACCTCCTTTTCGGAGGCGGTCAGCTTGCGCTGCAGCGTTTCGAGCGCCTCGGCGTCGGTCTTCGCCTTGGCCAAGACGGCTTGGAGCTCCTCGCCGACGGCGGCGGGCAAGTTGCGTTGAATGGCCTCGGCGATCTCGTTGGTGATGTTCATGTGGTTTCCTTGTCGAACTCGATCAACATGACCCCGCACTCGCCGAACAGCTGGCGCGTGCGCTTGAAGTCCTCTCCCCAGCGATCGAGAAACTCGGGAGTGGGTGTGGGGCAGATGACCGTGTTGATGCCCGACTGCACGATGAGCAGGGCGCAGTTCAAGCAGGGCATCAGCGTGGTCAGCATGGTGCCGAAGCGCAGGCTGTGCCCGCTGCGTGCGGCGTTGGCGATGGCATTGGCTTCGGCGTGGACCACCCAGCGCAGGCGCTCCTCGCGCGTGGACAGTCGGTCGTCCTCGTCGGCCCTGCAGCCGCGAGGAGCGCCGTTCCAGCCGCTGGACAGCGGCTCGCGGTCCATGCCCAGCACGAGCGCGCCCACGCGCGTGCCGGGCATCTTGCTCTGCTGCGCGATGGCGAACACCTGCGGCATGAACCGCACGTAGCGGCTGTAGTAGTCGGTCAACTGGCCTCCTCGACGCTGATCAGGTCCTGGATGTCGCCGATCTCCACTTCATCGCTGCACTGGTGGCACAAGCACGGCGCCGAGACGTTGTTCCACGCGAGGCGCTGCGCCTCCAGTGGCGTCTTCGCCTCGACGACGACGTCGACGGTGGCGTCGACGGTGAAGCAGACGCGGTACTTAGGCACTCGTCACCTCCTCCGCGTACTCGACCTGCAGGGACACCGGCGGGTGCATGTAGCCGTAGATGTTCAGCGCCACGACGGCGCCATCGTTCAGGGCCGCGAGCTCGGCGGCCGTGGGGCGCCAGAACGAGCGCAGACGCAGCATGCCGCCGGGCTGCAGGATCTGATGGACCGGCAGCGAGCCGCAGCTGCCGTGCTTTTTCTCGCCCCAGTCGACCGGCTTGCCGAAGTCCTTGTTGCATTGGGTGGTCTTGATGGCGTCCACGGTGGTCTCCTTCAGTCGTAGCAGGGGTGGATGGAGGTGGGGTCGGTGTTGTAGGCGAAGATCTCGCGCTCGCGCTCGCTGCTGGCCTTGCGCACGCCGTCGCGCGTGATGAACACGTTGGACTTCACGCGGAGCGAGACCTCGTTGAACTTCTCGATGGTGGTGTCACCCAGGTCGATGCCGGCGGCCGCGTGGGTCACCGGCGTCGGCTGATCCTTGATGCGGAAGACTGGCATCAGGTCCTCCAGCAGCATGCTGGCGTTGGTCAGGTGCTCGCGATGTTGCTGCTCGAACTGCTCGGCCGTGATGTCGCCGCGCTGGAACTTCTTGCGGGCGTTGGCGTACTCGCCCAGGCTCGCGACGATCTCCATCAGCAGCATCTCGGGGGTCATCTGCTTGACCTCCTCGATCTCGTCGAGGAAGCGCAGCGAGCAGATGTCCAGGTAGGTCTGGACGTCGGCCGCCTCCTTGCGCGCTTCCTTGGTGAACTCGGCCCGATTGGTGCTGCCCTGGTCGTAGTTCAAGCGGGTGCGAGCGAACTCACCGATCTCGCCGAGCAGCGCCTGGAACCACTGGTGAGGGTTCCAGTCGCTGCCGTCAGGCTTCTTGTGCGCGAGCTCGCCGTGCTTGTTCTTGAACTCGGGCATGCGCAGCGTGTTGGCCACGCGCAGGGCAGGGAAGGTCAGTTTCATGCGGGTTCCCCCAGTTGGATGACGTTGTTGGCCACCGACTCGCTGAGCTCGTCGTGAGAGGCCAGGATGACCTGGTCGAAGCCGATGCCGGCCAGGAAGGCGAGGACGTTGCCTGTGCGCACGGGGTCGCACCCGTGAGCCGGCTCGTCGAGGCACATGAACGACGTGTTGGGCAAGAAGGTCTTGCTCAGCGCCGCTCGCATACCCAGCGCCAGCACGTCAAGCGTGCTGCCGCTGTAGCTGGTGACCGGCTTGTCGTTGATCTGGAAGCCGTCGGCGTTCTTGGTCACGACCGAGGCTTCGCCGCGCATCTGGCTGAAGTAGGTCGAGACCGCTGCCAGCACGGTGTTCCACAGGTGGTCGGTGACCAGCGGCTTGAACCCCTTCACCTTCTTCACCAGTGCGTTGTGGAAGGCCATCTGGCGGATGTCCTGCTCGATGACCTTGGCCTGGCTCACCGCCATCTCGTGGCGCTGCTGGGCCTGCTGCACGCGCGCGGCGTACTCGTTGCGCTGGGCCACGATGTTGTCGAGCTCGGAGCGCACGTGGCGCACGTGCTCGGCGCCCTTCAGGTAGGCCTGGTACGCCTCCTCGTACATCGCCGCAGTGGGCTTCAGGTCCACCCAGGGGCACACGTCCAGCACGTCCTGGCACGCCTTCACGGCCGCTTCGAGCTCCTCGACGGCGGCGCGGTGCGCGGCCGCGGCGCCGGTAGCCTGCGCGCAGGCGTTCTGGCGCGCCTCCAGGGCGCTGATCTCAGCCTGCAGGGCCTTGGGGTCCAGCTGCTCGGCCGGGGGCACGTCGGCCTTCCAGGCCAGCCGCGGCGGGAACACGCTGTCGTCAGGCTCCACCAGGGTGCCGAAGCGCACCACGGCGTTCAGGAACGGCTTCGCGGCGGCGCGCAGCTGCTCGAAGTCCTGTCGGGTGCCCTGCAGATCGGCGATCTGGCTATCCAGAGACGCGATACGGGCCTGCAGCGACGCCACAGCGGCCTCGGTCTCGGCGTTGTGCCGGCGGGCGTGCTCGTCGTCGTTGATGGGCTGGTTGCAGGTCGGGCAGTTGCCAGTGCGCAGGAAGCGCCCCTGCAGCACGCGGAGCTCAGCGGCGGCCTCGCTGCGCTCGGTCTGGGCTTTGGTCAGCGCCGCAGTGTTATCGCGCTCGGCGACCTCCAGCTTGCCCACCGGCTCATCCCAGTAGGCAGCCGGGTAGGCCGGCAGGGCGTTGAACTCGCGGTACAGCGCGCTCAGGCGCGCCGACTCGGTGGCGTTGGCCAGCTTGTGGCGCAGCGCCTGCAGGGCGGCCGGGTCGGGGGCGTCGGCGGCGCGCCGCTCGGCGTCAACCAGGCGCGCGCGCTCGGTCTGCAGCTTCTGCAGCACCGCGGTGAGGTTTTGCTGGGCACGCTCGTGGCTGGCCAGCTTTTCCTTCGCCTCGTCGTCGGCGGCGCGCGCGGCGTCGAGGGCGGGCTGCAGGTTCTCGATGACGTTGGCCTCGCTGCGCGCCAGGCCCTCGCGGGCCGTCTCGATCACCTTGTCCAGGCCGGGCAGCTGGTCGGCACCGATGAGCTCGTTCTGCGCCTGGGCGGCATCGGCCAACGCCGTCTCCAGCTTCGCGCGCAGCGGCTCGTCCGAGCCAAGCATCCAGTGCCGCTCAGCAGCGGCCAGGATCTTGTCGATGGCGTCGAAGTCGGCCAGCTTGCCGATCAGCGTCGAGATGCCGGTGGTGCCTGCCTCCAGCGCGCCGCGCAGGCCGGCCTGGCTGGCCAACATCAGCATGTTGGCCGTCTTCCAGTCGGCGCCCAGGAGATCGGTGGTGAACGCCTTGGTCTCCTTCTGGCCGGCGACCTTGCGCTGCACGCCCTCGGCGTCGATCCAGTTGATCTCGGCGCCGCTCTTGGAGCGGGTGGCGGTGTAGCGCGTGCCGTTGACCTGCATCACCGAGGACACGCGGAGCTCGTTGTCCTTGCGGCCCCAGGTGACCACGTCGACCAGCGGGTCGCGCAGCGCGTCGGCGCCGTACCAGGCGTACAGCAGCGCCTCAGTGATGGTCGTCTTGCCGCTCTCGTTGGGGCCGCGCAGAGCGTTCAGGCCGTCGGAGAAGTCGACGTGCAAGCGTTCGTGCCGACGAAAGAAGGTGAGGTCGAGGGAGATGAGCATTGGTTTTCCTTTGTTTGATGTCGTCGATCGCCATGGCGATACCGAACAGGACCGCGGCGCCAGTCAGCGAGCCGAACATCCACCAGTCGAAGCTGGTGAAGTGGTTCATGATTGCGCTGCCTTAGCCATCAGGCCGTCCAGCGCCTCGCTCTCGGCCTGTTCAAGGCGCTCACGCATGAACTCGATGATGCTGAAGTGAGCCGCCTCGGCGATCTGCTCGGGCAGCGTGTCGTCCTGGGCGATGCCGGCGATCTTCACCGCGTTGGTGACGACGAACGCCTCGCTGCGCTGGCGGAACTTGGCCACGGCGTTGATGGCGTCGGCCGCCTCGTTCTCGCTGGCCTCGCCGGCGACGCGGACGAACTGAGCGGGGAACTCGAAGTCGGCGAGCTCGCGCCAGTTGACCACGTAGAAGCTGCCCTGGGCCTGCCAGGTGAACTCGCCGGTGAGCTCGCCGTCGCGCAGCACGTGGTACATCTTCACGCCGTTGTTCAGGCAGTCGGAGATCGAGGTGGGCCACTGATTGCCCATGATGATCACGCTGCCGCCCATGTCGACCTTGTTCTGGTGCTCGTGAGCGAAGACCAACTTGATCCCCAGGTCGATGAACTTCTGCGCCTGCTCGCGGCTCACGTTGAGGCTGTGATCGCTCTGCGCGGCGAAGTTGTTGTCGAAGTTCGCGTGCAGGAACAGGTGCGTCGGGCGCTCGTCCTGCGGCCTGGCGGTGAAGTCGTCGATCATCTGGCCCAGGCGCTGGTTGAACACGTCCTGGTTCGAGCAGTGGGCCACGACGACGACGCGCTCGTCGTGGCTATAGAGACCCTCGTCGATGTTGCAGACGTTGACGCTGTCCTTGTACGGGCCGTGCTGCAGCACTCGGCACAGCATCTCGAAGGAGGACATTCGGGTGCCCTTGGGCGACCAGTCGTGGTTGCCGGCGACCAGCGTCAGTTCCCTGCCCAGGCGGCCGACCCAGTCGAGCAGCAGCACGTAGGTCTGCAGCCAGTCGCGGGTGGGGATCTCGAAGTTGTCGAACAGGTCGCCGACGATGAGCAGGTGCTTCTCGTCGGTGGTCTTCAGCAGCTTCTCCAGCTGCTCGAACAGATAGGTGCGCAGGTTCTCGCGCGAGGCGGGGGTCGTGCCGGCGTTGCGGGTGAACCCCAGGTGGGTGTCGTTCAGGATGAGCATCGGTGTTCCTCAGTGGAAAGGACGGGGTTCCCCGTCCTTTCGTTCGATTATGTCAGAGGTCGATCGGAGACCGGAATCCCTTGAAGACCGGGAACCGTGGCGCGTCCTTCACGCCGATCATGAAGGACTTGTAGGTGATCAGCAGGCCGGGCAAGGTGTCGCGCACGGCCCACAGCTTCTCACGCTGCTCGGCAGTGAAGCCGCTGCCCACGTTGAACTCGATACCGGCCTCGGTGCGGCAGATCAAGGCGCCCAGGCGACCCTTACCGACCTTGTTCTCCTGGTGGCTGCTGCGCTTCGTGAGGCCGCGCTCGTCGATCGTCGCCTCGTTGTCGTTGCGCATCTCCTCGACGTAGCCGATGACCGTGACCTCGGCGTCGACGAAGCGCTTGACCTTCAGCAGCGTGCCCTCCTTCGCGGTGGAGCGGCCGAACTTGTAGGTCGACAGCGGCCCCTTGAACTTGCGCAGCATGATGCCCTCGTAGCCGAGCTCCAGCTGCGACTCCTCGTAGCGCAGGAGCTCCTCGGGACTGGTGATGGGCACCTGGGGCAGCACGATCACCGGGCCCTCGTCGCGCAGCAGGCTGTGACGCCGGTGGTACTCGGCCTCGGGCGCCATCGTGTGATCGAACACGTAGAAACGGAAGTCCGGCGTGCCCACGGCCGTCATGACGCCGCTGTAGGTCTTGTTGTAGACGTCCTTGGCGTGAGGCTCGCCGACGATGAGCTCGCCGTCGTAGCCCTCGTAGGCGGCGATCTGCTCCTGCACATGCTTGTTGGGGATCAGCTTCAGCTTGCGCGACAGCGCCCGCCCACCTTCGATGAAGGCGCGGATGCCGTCCAGCTTCGGACTGCCCCACAGGTTGTCGTAGTCCAGGTGCTTGGGGTTGTACGGGCTGGCCAGGAGGGGTTGGAATGCGCCGCTCATTTGTAGATCTCGTCGAGTGCTTCGTTGTGGGTGGGGAAGGTCGGACGACCCTCGAAGGGGAAAGACTTGGGGGCTTCGTCGCCGTCGTAGATGAACAACTCGCGGGCCCGCAGGTAAGTCCAGTCTTTGAACATCGAGCGGTAGACCAAGACGATGACGTCGTTGCCGGCGATCCAGAAGCGACGCAGCTTCGCCCACTGCGCGACCTTGGCGCGAGGAAAGCGCCGCTCCTCCGCGGTCTCCTTCACCTCCAGCCACACGGTGCGCGGCTCGCGGCCGTCGACCTTGCGGGCGGTGATGAAGTCGCCGGGCTGCGCCGCCAGCGCGCCGCGCGCCGAACGCGCATCGGGCATGCGATGCCAGGCGAAGCCGAGCTCGGACTCGGCCCGTTTGGTCAGCCACTTCTGGGTCTCACCCTCGGCCCATTTGCCGAGGTCGTCGTTCTTCTCGCGGGTCATGCAGCCTCCTTCAGGGCTTCGGGTTTGAAGATCTTGTCCAGCGCCTTGCGGATCTCGACCTCATCGAACTTCTCACCGCACTCGGTCTGGTTGGCGAAGTCGGGTCCGACGGAGATCGAGCCCAGGATGGGGACCTGCATCGTCGCGTAGCTGCCGGTCATGGCCGCGTGCTTCTCGCGCAGGAAGTCCACGGCGTGCTCAGCGACCACCGAGCTCACGAGTTCGTCGTGAATCGGGGCGATGAAGCGAGCGTCGTAGCGGAAGAAGATCTTCGACAGCCAGATCCGCTTCATGCCCAGCTTGGTCATCTCGCCGGCCGAGCCCTGGATCTTGAAGTTCCAGGCCTGGCGAGCGGCACGGTTGGCCGCCGACTTGTCGACCGACATGATGCTGTCGGCCAGGTGGCGGCGCGCGCCCATCAAGGTCAAGGCGTAGCCGTGGTGCATGGCGAAGCCAGCCTCGCGCTCAGCGGCCTTGTCCACGTCGGGGAACATCTTGGCGCGGGCATCGAGGAACAGCTGAGCGTCCTCCACACGCATGATCAGCTGCTCGGCCAAGGTCACCGCGAAGGCGCCGTTCTGGGCGCCGAAGTTGACGTTCTTGGAGTCCTTGCGCAGGTCGTCGGCGATCTTGCCCTCGGGCGCGGACTTGCCCAGCGCACGCACGCGGCAGAACATCTGGTACGTGCCCTCGACGTCGCGCGGGAGGTCGGCGCCGTGGGTGGCCCACATGCGCTCGCGGAACTCGGTGTCCCACTTCAGCGGCACCGCGCCGGCGGCGGTGATCGAGTGGATGTCCTTCAGGTTGTCGCCCACGTAGCACGCGAGCATGTTCTTGTCCTGGGACACCTCGGCGGCCAGGCGCAGTTCCTGGCCAGCGTAGTCGATCGAGGCGATGACTGCGTTCGGCTTGTGCGGCAAGTAGCACGAGCGGAACTTCACGCCCTCACCCTTCTTCGGCAGCTGCTGCACGTTGGGCAGCGAGGCGCTGTAGCGGCGCGTCACCGCGGCGCACTGGTTGACGTTCGGTCGGATCAGACCGTCCTTCCAGTGACCGACCTTCCAGTAGATCTTGTAGAACAGCGACCGGCGGGTCATCACCTTCTTCATGATGCCGATCGCCTTCATCGCCTTCTTGGCCGACTCGTCGAGCTCCTCGGCATCGAAGGCCAGGGCCATGTCCAGCGCGGTGTCGTTCCCGCTGGCCTTCTTGCGCACCAGCGCCAGGTCGTCCTCGGTCACGATCGTCTCGCGGGAACCGGCGCGCTTCTTCTTGAAGCGGCCCACGGCGGCGTCGAGGGCAGGGTTCTTCTCGCGCTCCAGTGGCGTGACGTCGTTGATGACCCGGATCGGGGCCTTCATGACGTCGTAGATCAGCCGCGCCATCTGCTTGGGCGACGCCAGGTCAAGCTGGGGCTCGCCGCTGTAGCACTGCTTGATGAGCGCGTTGATCTGCTCCAGGTCGCCCTTCTCGACAGCGGCGGCCAGCAGCTTGACCCGGTTAGCCACGTCCTCGTCTTCGATCTCCTCCGACGACAACACCATCACCTTGGCCAGCTTCGGGAACATGCGCACGCCGGTGTCCAGCGTGCGTCCGCCACTGACGATGGTGTAGGCGACCTTCACACCCTTGGGCGTGTAGTCCAGGATGTGCAGGGGCAACTCACCCTTGTCGTCCTTGTGCTGCGCGGCGTCGTTGACCGGCAGCATCGTCGGGGTGATGGTGCCGTCGAAGCCGACGTCGATCAGGTACTGGCGCAGAACCGGCCACGCCTCGTCGTAGGCCTTGTCGTCCTCGCGCTCCTGGGCGGCCATGCGCTCCTTGGAGAACTTGGTGCCCTGCACGTAGGCCAGCGCGGTGAGGTAGGCGGGGTAGGTCTCGACGTCCTCCCACACCTCCAACGTCTTCTCGATCTCCATGATGATCTGGAAGAACACAGCCAGCGCGGCGGTGCAGATCACGTCGTCGCAGCCGTAGTCCAAGCACTCGGTGGCGGTGAGGTCGCGCATCTTGTACTTGACCACGATCTGCTCGCGGTCGCCGCTGTGAACCTCGTTCGTGCCGATCACGTTGCCGGCGTAGTCGATGACCTCCTGCTGCTCCAGCTGCGGCTCCTGGTGCGAGTGGATCACCTTGCCGCGGCCGTTCCACTCGTCGCGGTACATCGACCGCACGGTGAGCTCCTCGTAGGTCTGCTGGCGGTAGCCCAGGCGCGTGGCCGACTGGTCCTTCAGGCCGCGCGGCAGGTTCTCGTTCACGTAGCTCGACATGATGGCCGTGTCGCGCACGTTGCGCAGGAACCCGTGGTAGTCGGGGTCATCGGCCCACAGCTGGCCCCAGCTGTTGTAGCAGACCGGGAGCTCGTAGCTCACGTTGTGGATCATGATCTTCATCGAGCGCGGGATCATGTCCAGGAAGGCCGCGACCTGCTCGGCGCTGATGTTGGTGCAGCCCTCGGTCTCGATGTTGTCGACGGGGAAGTAAAAGCTGTACTGCAGGTTGGCTCCGAAGGTCAGCTGCAGCGAGGTGAGCTCGGCACCGAACGTGTCGACCGCCTTCTCCTCCTTGCCCATGCTCTCCAGCCACTCGTCGCTCTCGTCGGGCGTCGAGGTTTCGACGTCCAGCGTGACGAAGGGGCCGGCGCTGATGTGGCCAGCGGCCCAGGCCTTCGCCTGGTCGTAGGTCTCTGCCGAGACGATGCGCTTCACGCCGCCCCACTTCTGCAGGCGGTGGTCCTCGATCAGGGCGCGCGGCTTCACCATGCCGGCCAGCCACTGCAGCGGCCGGCGCATCGTGTTCACCTTCTCGACCTGCAGGCGGCCGCAGTCGTAGCTGCCGTAGACGCTGTCGGGGTTGTCGAGGATCTTCTGCAGCGGCTTGAAGTCGCCCACGTCTTCGCTCAGCTTGGCCAGCTGCCGATCCTTGATGAGCCCTTCCATGAGCTCCATCGCGTCGTCGCCGAACTTGATGAGCATGTCGATCCACTTGCCGTTGCCGAAGCCGGGGGCGCCAGGGATCTTGTCAGTCGAGTCGCCCACCAGGGCGATGTAGACCGGGATGTACTTGTGCGGGAAGTCGCCGAAGGGGTTGGCGTCCAGCACGCCGGCACGCCAGTGGTGGATGCGCTTGCCGTCGACCAGCTGGGCCAAGTCTTTGTCGCCCGAGATGATGTAGATGATCGAGTCGAGGTTGAGCGCCAGGTAGCCCAGCACGTCATCGCCTTCGACGCCGCCGTCCTGCCAGCAGATGTTGGCGCCGATGCTGCGGAAGGTGTCGATGATCTTGTCGCGGCACAGCGTGAACTGCTCGTACTGCTCATCGCACTTGTCCCGCTTGGCCTTGTAGTCGGCGAACACCAGCTGCCGGTTGGCCTTGGAGTTCAAGCCCTCCTTCACGAAGATCATCTCGTGCGGCTGCAGCGCCAGGTCGCGCATCGCATGCAGCAGGTGCTCGATGGCGTTCTCGTAGCCGTACTGCCACGAGTTGACCTGGTAGGTCTTGCCGTCGCGCTCGATCTTGCGACCGCTTTCTTTGTCGATGCCCGCCAACAGGCAGGTCCAGATGACCGAAGACAGGTCAACGAGGCCACGTTTCATGGGCGCTCCTTACTTGATGGTGTTGAAGATCTTCTTGAGGGTGGCCAGCTGCTCGGCAGCTTCGCCGGCCTGCTTGAGCTCGTCGTCGACCTGCACGCCGGTGGCGTCGATCTGGTCGGCCTGGTGCGTCATCGCGTCCTCGATCTCCTGCAGTCGATCGAGGGCGTGCTGCAGGTTCATCCGCATCTCGGCGACGACGCCCATGGCGCTGCGCAGGGAGGTCGAGATCATGCCGAGCCGGTCGACTGAGGTCAGGTGGCTCTCCGCTTCCTGGACAACCTCTGCCAGCGACGGCGCCGGCTCCTCTGCCAGCGACGGCGCCGGCTCCTCGTCCGGCAGCTGCACGAGCTCGCGCACCGGCACGCGGATGTAATGGGTCTTGTCGGTCTGCCTGACCAGGTTGGCGCCGACCAGCTTGCCCAGGCAGCCCTCGATCACGTTGCGAGGCGGCACGGTGCCGTGCAGACGCTTCATCTCCGTACCGATGACGGCCGCGGTGGCCGGCTGCTCGAAGGGCGTGGCGTCGTAGACCTTGCGGGCTAGCGCGGTCTGGTTAGCCAGGATCTGTTCGACTTTGGATGGGTTCACGGTGAGTCCTTGGTGGGGAAGTGGAGAGCCCGCTTCCGCGGGCCCTGTTCGGGGTCAGGTCAGCGGCGTCTCTCCCGCTTCGTGGCGCAGTGCCAGCAGAAGTAGTTCGCCGCGGCGAGGCGCAGGCGCTCCTCGCCGATCTCCAGGCCGCAGTCGTCGCAATCGGTCTGGGCGTAGGTGCCGTCGGGCCGGGGCTTCTGCATCTGCTGCGTCGCCTTGCGCGCGCGGCGGATGCTCTCGTCGGTGAACTCCATCTCCGTGACGGTGGCACGGTCGGAGTCGTCGGCGAGCTTCTCGCTCTCGGGCAGGTCACTGGCCATCGCTGGGCACCTTGTTGTCGGCTCGCGTCCACTGCTTGGGCAACTTGTCCTTGAACAGCTGCTTCAAGTGGGTGACCTGCGGCGTCAGCTTGTCGACCAGCCGTTGGTAGGCGCCGGGGTTGGGCTCGTAGCGCCGGTCGTCGATCAGCAGGTCGTGCGCCTGAGCCTTGACGATGATCGCCAGGCAAGCCAGGGCGTTGCCGAGGTGAGGGTTGTTGGTGTCGATGGCGCTGTCCTGGCCGGCGAACCAGAGGTCGATGTGCCGCTTGCAGGCCGCCACGTACTCGCTGGCGACGATGCCCTCGCCGGCGATGTAGTTGTCGATGCCGTACTTCAGCACGCCCTCCAGCATGCCCAGGCAGCCCGCGGCGGTCGCTTCCTCGGGCCACAGGTGCAGGGGCAGCTTGGCGTTGCCGTAGGCGCTCTTGGGGTTGCTGCTGACGCGGCGCTCGGCGGTGCGCCGGTCCTCGTCAGCGTTCTGCAGCGGGTCCTTCAGGCCCTCGCTGACCCACATCAGCGGGGGGTAGTCTTCATCGGGCATGGGGGCTCCAGAAGTTGAGGAGGCTGTCGGCCTCGCGTTGTTGTTCGGTCTCGCGGCTGGCGATGTTGCAAGGGCGCAGCACGCGCGCACCGGCTTCCAGCTTGTCCAGGGCAAGCAGGTAGCGACCGCGGATCGCGTCAGTCATCTCCGTCTGCTTGTCCTCGCGCACGTGCCGGTGGTAGTTGCCGAAGTGGGCGCAGAACTCCTTCGTGCCCAGCACGGGGATCAGGAGGTCGCCCAGGTTCACCAGCGGGTTGATCTGGGCGGTGAGCACCATCTCGCGCGCTTGCTTCCACACCGCCTCGGTCTCGTCGAGACCGAGCACGTCGATGTCGAAGGTCTCGGTCACCACGCGCTGCACGTCGGCGCCGGCGGCCACGACCAGGGAGAAGAACACGCGCAGGGCGTGGGCCTGGTCGGGGAACGCCTGTGTCAGCGCGACGAAGACGGCGTTGATCTTGAGCGTGCCGGTCAGGGTGCGCGACATGCCCCGCGTGGTGAGGGCGGCGCGAACGTCCGGCGAGCCGCGCCGGCGGCGCGTCATGCCGGCGGTGGTGTAGAGCACGCTGCGCAGGAACCCGATGGGCGGGTGGTTGTCGATGTGCAGGCGCATCAGGTCGCGGCCGCGCTCGATGGTGCCCATGCTCCAGCCCACGGCTTCGAGCCACTGGACGGCCGGCAGTTCAAGCGAGTAGGCCGGCGGCACGAGCGGCAAGCAGGGGAAGAACTGTGCCACAAGCAGGCGCACACGCGGCTTGGAGCCTTCCAGGATCGCTGCGGCGATGGCGTCCCAGGCGTTGAGCACGTCGACCGTGCGGCTGGGCTTGTGGGCGTACATCAGCTGGATCAGGCGCTGCAGCGGCACGCCGCCCACGCTGAGGTTGCAGGACATGCCAGGCAGCGTCCAGGTGCCGGTGTCGTAGCGGGTGGCCTTGACGTTGTCGGAGCCCGTGGCGAGCAGCAGGTCCCGTCGCAGGGTATCTGCGGCCTGCACGACCAGCTGCCTGAACTCGGTGACGTTGTCGGGGAACATCTTGCCTCCATGCAAAACGACCCCGTGGGGTCGTTTCCTTACTGCCGCGATGGATCAGGCCTCGGCGCCGCCGGCGGGGGGCGTGTTCTGCGCGTTGCGGAAGGCGATGAAGCCGGCCAGGTGCTTGCGCAGCAGGCCCTTCTGTGCCTTGGCGAGACCGGAGTGCTCGCAGTAGGCCTCGATGGTGCCCTTCTCGGAGATCTCGGCGTTGCGGGTGTCGGCTTCGAGCTCCGTGTCGAACTCGGTGCCATCGGTGGCGACGTACTTGGTCTTGGCTTGGGCCATGGTTTCTCTCTCAGGGTGTGGTGAAGTTGAAGATCGCGCGGAGCGCTGCTTGAAGGTCCTGATCCATGTCGCTCTGCGCACAGATCCAGGATGCGTAGGACCGCGGCAGGTCCTTCAACTTCCAGCCGCGGTGCTTCCCGAAGGAAATCTTGGTCTCCCCCGACAGCGGCGCCAGCGCCGTCTGCACGAAGTGGTCGAAGGAGTCGTACTGGTTGACGCTGGTGATGTGGCGCAGCAGGCCCAGCAGCGTCTCGCAATCGCCCATGGCCCGGTGAGCGGTGCCGCGGGGGATGTTGTTGATGATGGCCAAGGTGCCCAGCTTGTGGTTGCCGCCGATGTCCTCGACGTCGGGCCACAGGTTGCGCGCCAAGCGCAGCGTGCACACCGCGGTGTACGGCTTGACCAGGAACCCGTCTTCCTCCAGGCGCGCCGTGTCGAAGGCAGCCTTGTGGGCGAAGATGATGAGCTCGTCGCCGGGGCCGATGGCCAGGGGGTTGCCGTAGATCTCCCGGAACTCGGCGGCGGTGGGCTGGTCGGCCACGTCCGAGTTGGTGATGCCGTGGACTTCCTGGGCGGCCGGCAGGATGGGTCGCAGCGGGTCAAGCAGCTGCTCCATGCGCCCGAGCTCGTTGAACTCCTCGTCGACCTGGATCAGGGCGAGGTCGCAGATGCCGCCGTCGATGCTGGCGGTCTCGGTGTCGGCGATGAAGATCTTGCGCATGGCCTTGGTGGTTGTGGGCTTCTTGAGATAGCCGCCGGGTAGGCGGCTATGGCCTGAAGCCGCTTAGGCGGCGCTCAGCTGGGACGGGCGCAGCTTGGTCAGCTGCGGCGCCTTGCGCGGCTCGGCCGTGTTCACGGTGACCCAGTCGCCGTTGGCGGTGCCGGTGTCGACAGCGGTGACCTTGCCCACGGCGCGCTGGCCGTTGCGTCGCTGGAACGCGACTTTCTTTCCGATCTTGACGTTCATCTTCTTTCTCCAGGTGGTGGTGTTGTGGGCGGGCCAAGTGGCCCGCCCTCAGCGGCTTACGCCCACTTCGGCAGGAACTTCACCTGCCCGTAGCGGTTCGCGCCGTTGACCTTGACGTCCGAGTCCATGACCAGGATCGAGGCGTCGCCGGTGATGCCGCGCGCCACGTTCAGGCCCGCCTGCAGCTGGTAGGCCTGGAACTGCGCCGCCGAGGTCTTCGGCAGCGAGATCATGTGCAGCGTGTACTCGTCCTCGGGCACGTTGACGCGGTTCAGCTGCTTGGTCTTGGGGTCGGACTCCATGTAGGCCATCAGGTAGCCGTAGAGCTCGATGTACGGCTTGCACGCCGCCTTGTCGTAGCCCTCGGCCTTCAGCTTGGCCACGTAGGCCTCCACGCTGCCCTCGCCGCCCATCAGCGTGACGCCGTCGTGGGAGGTCTTGATCAGCTTGTTCGCCTCGGCGTTGTTGTTCTCGCCGGTCGCGACCATGTAGAGGTGGTTCCACGACAGCAGCTGGAACTGGATGCGCGGGCCGAGAGGCTTCGACTTGTCCAGCGCGTAGCCGTCCGTGCCGACGGTGATGCGCGGGAAGGTGCCGAAGCCCATCGTCTCGCGCTCGGCCGGGCCGATCAGGTCGCGCAGGGCGATCAGCGGCGACTTGCCGATCACGTTGGTCTGCACCGCGGTCGAGGCGCGTTGCGCCACTTCGCGGGAGGCCGAGGGCGCCGGGGCCGGCGCTGCAGCCGGGGCGGCCGCGGGGGTCTCGTCGTCGGGAGCCTCGAACGTGCCGGCCGGGATGTTGGCGGCGGCGTTCTCGGTGTCAGGCTTGGTCTTGGTCAGTGCCATGATGATTCCTATGTCTTCGTCGTTGATACGCCCCACTGGGTTGAAAGGAGAGCAGAGCGTGGGGCAGGACTATGCTCTCGTCTTCTAAAAGTGTCAACGGGTGAAGAAGGTCTGAACGCCTTCTTTTCGCAGCGCCCGCAGATCCATGCGCACGATCTTCTCCTGCGACCCTTCCGTGCGCAGCGCGCTGCTCGGGCAGATCCGGTCGACGACCGGCGAGTACGCGGCCAAGGCCCAGCGGAACTGGTCCACGTTGTCGAACAGCGGGGTGTCGCCGATCGCGTGGCAGTAACGCCGGTAGCAGTCGTAAGACCGCTCCACTTTGATCTCGATCCAGCCATCCATCGACAGGTAGTCGGTGCCCTCGTTGAGCTTCCACGGCACGTCCGTGTCGCGCGACAGCAGTGCCAGGCGGTTGACCACCTTGGAGATCTCCGACATTGAGTGCATCTGCACCGCAGCATATTCAGCAGACGACTCGTTGGACTTGGACGCGACCAGACGGTCGATGTCCGCGTCGAACTCGGGCCCGAACCGGCGCTGCAGCACGGCCTTCAACGTCTGCAGGCCGTGCAGCACGATGGCCCGGTTGAAGATCATGCGCGGCGCCGCGCGCTTCTGGACGGCGTCGTCATGGTCGGGCAGCGTCGCCTCGATTTGGGCGTAGAGCGCGCGCACTTCCTTCTTCATCGACTGCAGGTTCAAGGCGAAGCCCATCTCCACGAGCTCGCGCCCCAACGCCGACAGCGCCTCCGGGTTGTCGCTGATGTTGTTGAAGTGTCGTGTGCGTTCCTTGGTGTGGTACGCCTTGGAGCAGTTCACCGAGACGCTACGCTCGATGATCGCGGTCTCCATCTCGATCGCCTCACCCATGAAGACGATGGGCGCGGTGGCCTTGCTCTTGATGATGGCCAGCTGGCTCTCTGCTCCCTTGTTCACCGTGCCACGCTCGCCGATGTCCCCTCCCAGGTACGCGGCCTTGAACACGTCCTTGATCTTCTCGTAGCGGTTGGCGGTGCGCTTCAACTCGCGGGGCTTGAACTCGTCGAGGATGAAGGGCGCCGACGTCGACGTCGAGGCATGCACGTCCATGGCGAAGGGCGTGCACGACAGCGCCGACTTCACGCTGATCGGGGTCAAGTACCAGTGCATCTGCGCCAGGGCCAGCACCGTCTGCGACTTGCCCGAGCCGGCCTCGCCGTAGACCTGCAGCAGCGGAAACTGGTTGAACAGGTAGCCGTAGACCGACCGGTAGTGGCAGGCCACGAACCAGCCCACCATGTCCGCCACCACGTCGTCCTTGTTGAAGGCGAACAGCGAGTGCAAGACGTCCACGTGATCCTCGCAGAGCTCAGGCGCGCGGTGGATGTCGATGTTGTAGCTGCTCGCGGCCATGCCGTTCTTGTAGCGCAGCTTGAAGTGGTCCTCAGCGTCTTCAGGCACGCTGGACAGGTAGGTGTCCTGCGTCAGGTAGACCTTCACCGGCTCGCGGCCCTTGGCGGCCGGGTTGTCGATGATGAAGAAGCCCTCGCGCGGATACGAGTAGGAGCGGCCCCCGCGGCTTGCTTTTTCGCTCATGATGTCGAACAGGGCCATGGTTTCGGGCTCACCGCCCTGGTAGCTCAACTGGTGCGCGATGAAGAACTTGCGCAGCGACTGAGCCGACTGGAATGCGTCACCGCCCAGCAGCACGCGGGAGGTGACCTTGCCGTTGACCACGATGTCGAACTCGTAGCCCTTGAACTCAAGGCTCTCGACGTCATGGAAGGCCTCGACCTTGCGCAGCGTGGCGCGGCAGATCGAGTCGTTGTTGCCATCCTCCTTGCGCTTCCACATGCCGTAGGCATTCATGAAGAAGCCCTTGCGCACGCCCTGGTGGGCATCGACGACCTCGACCGGGGTGCTGCCGTCGGAGGGGATGGCCGGCACGTCGCCGTCCTCGGCATCCACCTCGTTGCGGTTGACCGGCGTGGCAGCCTTGGTCGGCTGGTCCTCCAGGTCCTCGGTGTCCATGACGCCGAGGTCGGGGCAGGAGGTGCCCTTCTCGACCAGCGCATAGATCGGCTCGCTGGCGTAATCGTACAGGGAGTCGGACTCCATGTAGTGCCACATGCGGGCGAGCTCGGCGACGCGCTTCTCGTAGGTGTTGTAGCGGCGCCCGTCGCTGATGTGGTTGCGGCACAGGCCTTCACACTTGGCCAGGAACTCGTCGAGCGGCATCGCGACGCTGGTCGCGTAGATCGACAGCTGCAGTGCGATGGGGTGGAAGCCCGCGCCCTCGCGGATCTTCTCGCCACGCATGATCATCTCGATCGTGGGCGGGTGCGCGCCGGCGCGCTTCCACGGCTCCAGGAACTTGTTGGCCTTTTCCAGGCGCTTCTTCTTGCCACGCATCTGCGTGGTCACGTTGTCCTTGGCCTGCTGGAACAGCATGGCCAGCTTGCTGTTGCAGAACGGCGGCGTCGTGGCCAGCACAGGGCTGGGCCTGGAGACCAGGTCAAGGTAGCTGGTCTCGTCGATGCCGATCGCCTGCTCGACGTTCAGCTGGACCTTGTAGTTGCCGTTGTCGCGCTGCACGCCGGGCGTGCGCCACATGCGCCCACGCTTGCCGGTGTAGACGCGCATGTCCATCGTCTCGACGAACATCTTCTCGGCCATCGCCCGGTAGATGTAGGGCAGCCACGCGATGCCGTTGGGCGGCACCTTTGGCAGCACGCACTCAGCGGGGATCTCGACGTGGAAGCCCTTGCCACCGGAGGCGAACAGGCGGGCCTGGCTCAGGTCGAAGTCGAACTCGGCGACCAGCTTGCCCAGGAAGACCTGCAGCTGCGAGCACGCGAGCGGCAGGTCGCCGTCGGCGTCGAAGTCGAAGTACAGGGGGCCGCGGTAATGGGTCTTGGACCAATCCCCGTCGTCGGGGACGCTTGACAGGTCGAGGACAGTGACGAACGCCGGACGCTTCTGAGCGACGATCGCTTCGCGATTCGCCGCGAGGTCCAGCCGCCACTCGTCCTCGCCCCCCACTGCTTGCCAGTGGAAGAACCAGTTGTTGGTCGACATGCGTGGCTGCCTTAGGCGGCTGCGACTTCGGGGAACTCCTGACCGAACTCGACGCCGGTCTCGAAGTGCACGACGCCGGTCTGGCGGTGCGAGGCGCGCGACATGGTGCGCACGTAGATGGGAAAGCCGAGGCTGCCCTTGTCGGGGTTGCTCGGCTTGACCCGCCAGGTCAGCTTCAGCGACAGCGGCAGCGCCAGGAACACGGGCAGGTCGAACACCTGCACGGGGCCGTGGTTGACCACCAGGGGCTTGCCGGTGATCAGCGAGACGAGCTCGGTGCTGGCACCGGCCTCCTCGTCGCACGAGAAGTCGTTGACCATCAGCTTGTCGAGCACCTCGGGCTGACGGTCGCGCATGCGGTAGGCCACGAACGTGCGGCCGGGGTAGGCCATCTCGGAACGGCCGTTGCGGGTCTGGCGGAACAGGTCCAGCTGAGCCCCCGTCAGCTGGGCTTCGAGCAGCTTGAAGTGCTCGGAAGCGGGGAGAAAATCTTCGTCGTCGGACATGGTGGAACCTTGGTGTGGGGGACGATGGGCAAGGGCGCCGATTCTATCGGCGCCCTTTCCTTCCGTCCAATTACGTCAAAGCAGTTTCAGGACTCGCGCTGCAAAAGCCCTCAAACCCGGCTCGTCGGCCGGGAGCCCGGCGACGGCAGCATACGCCATCAGTTCTTCCTTGGTCGGCATGGTGGCTTCCACGAGCCCCACGAGGTGGCCATGGAACTTGGCGGCCAGATCCTCGGCCCTCGCCTGATCCAACGACAGCATCTCGCCCTTAGGGCTGATCACCTTGAAAGCCGAGTACATCTTCGCTCTCCGGGGGTTGACCACACTCATCTCCCATATTGATCCCAGAATCAGGATATGACAAGCGTCTGCAGCGATCGTTCAGGTCTAGCAGCGCTTTATCTTCCTTCCGCATCGTCGAGGGCGCCTGCCAGATCGTGCGCGGCGGCAGGCCGTCGGCCGTGCGGCGGCGCACCGCAACCACGGTCCAGCCCAGCTTGACGCGGGGCTGCCAACGACCATCGAGACGAGTGAACAAACGCTCCCAGAGGGAGCGTTGGTAGGGGACAGTGACAATCATGCGGCCTCCGGTATTGCAATGGAGTTTTTCGCCAGGTGTTGCTTGATCTCTGACCAGTCGATTTCGTCCTCGCCGAAGATCGCGGCACGGAGCTCGCCTTCGGATCGGATTACCTGATTTGCGATTGCGTCACTCGACAGCAGGTTGATGAACCCGCGGGGCTGGTTGGTCTTGTTGGCGATAGCCAAGCCCACCCAGACTCGATTCTTCTGACCCTTGCGGCGCAGACGCGCCACACACTGGTGGAACGTCGTCGACTTGGTGCACGGCTCCAGGAACATCATGTGGTGGCACACGTGCTGCAGGCCGTCCAGGCCGAAGCCCCCGGACTTGAACTGGATCACGATCAGCCGGCACGAGGGGTCCTCGATGAAGCGGTCGACCGCGCGCTCCTTCTGCGCCGGCGTCGCGTCGCCGTTGACGAACACGGCGCCCTCCTTGGCGAACTGCGCGACCAGCTGCGCCACCGTCAGGCGGTAGTTGGTGAAGACCACCAGCTTCTTCTTGCCGAGCTCGTCGAGCTTCTGCTGCACCAGCTTGTAGGCGTTGGACACGTCCTTGGGGTCGCCGCTGAAGTGGCCCCAGCTGCACACGATCTGGCCCAGCGCATGCACCAGCTTGCCTTGGGTCGTCGCGTCCAGCTTGCCCTCGCCGACCTTCAGCATCTCCTCCTCGGCCAGCTTGCGGTACAGCTTCTGGTGCGCCGGTTCAAGGTCGTAGGGCAGCGGGTCGAACAGAGGGGCGTCGACGTCCTTGTAGATGTCGCCGTACAGGATGCGCACCGAGTTGGTCTTCATGACCCCGGCCAGCACGTCCAGGTTCTTCCACGAGATCACGTTGCCGAAGAAGTCGCGCTCGTCGACGTGCATGTTCTCGTAGTGCTTGAAGTTGCGGTACGAGCCCGGTGCGGTGAACTTGGCCAGCGGGTAGGCGTAGCCGGGGTCGCTCGGGTTGCCGCACAGCAGCGCGCGGCTGTGGCCGACGCTGAACTCGTAGCACTTGTCGTGGGCATCGCTGCCCAGGCCGGACACGCCGGTGGCGGTGGGCTCGTCGACGGTGAAGAAGTAGTCCTCGCTGCCGAAGGCGCGCTGGAAGACCGCGTACTCCTTCTTGAAGATCTGGATGCCGACGAGGACTACCTGGCAGGTGGTCAGCGCGGCTTGCTTGTCGCGGCGCTCGGCCGGCGTGCCGCGGTAGTCGACGACGCTGATCGGCCGGCCGGTCACCTTGTCGGTGATGGAGCGCAGCCACCGCATCCACTGCTTGATCAGCAGCGGAGGCATCACCACCACCCAGCGCTTGCCGCGCGTGAGGTGCTGGTAAAGCCAGACGACGGTGGAGCAGTAGGTCTTGCCCGTCCCCATGTCAAGCCAGAAGCCCTCGTTGTCGAGGACTGCCAGCTGGTTGATGGCGTCGATCTGCAGCGGCTCGGGGACGATGAAGTCGGGGAACTTGTACCGCTGCAGGACGAGATCGAAAGGTGTCATTCGTAGGAGATCTTCTTGAGCGGAAGAACCCCACCGATGCGAGCGGCCGCGCCGGCGGCGCGCATGATGACGGTCTGCACCCAGTCGTCACCGTTCAAGGCGTCGTAGCAGTCGAAGATGGAGTGGTCGTCGATGCTGTCGAACCACTCCAGGAAGCGCGTCGGGTGCATCGCCAGCTTGCGCAGCAGGGCCTCGTCGTCGAGGGCGTCGCGGACCACCGCGGTGGTGCGCCGGGCGCTGGGCTGGTAGACCTCGAACCACTTGCCGGGGTCGGCTTGCGGCACGAGGTCGATGGTGGGGGTCGAGAGCCAGAACAGGTTCCAGATCTGTGCGCCGTGTGGCTGCACGAGCATCTGCTTCACCTCACACACGGCCGCGCCGGTGAGGTAGCTGTAGCTGGCGGGCTGGAGGGGAGAATAGCAATGGACAACGTCCATATACACCTCGTTTCTTCGTGTTGGCCTTGGTGGGGTGAGCGGTCAGCTAGACTGGTGAGTCGACCCTAGCTAACTGACCGTCACGATTGTGCCACGACCTCTAAAGTGCGGGCACGCTTCTGGCCTGGGGGCTTCCCCTCATTGGGCCGGGTCTTCGAGACCCAATGCACGAACCTCCTCGATCCGCAGGTTCACCGACGGGAAAGAGGGCTTGACGGCCGCGTGGAAGAACTTACCCGCGCTCGGCGCGTTGACCAGGTCGTGGAAGACCTGCTGCGGCACGCCGGTGTAGCTGTACCAGCCACCGTGGTGGAACTGGATGAACAGCATCTCGTCGCGCCAGGCGGCCGCGCTCAGGTTGGAGGAGCCGGTGATCTTGGTGTGCAGCATGGTTAGTCCTTGGTGGGGACCACGAGGTCCCAGTTCGAGTGGGTGCGGTTGAGCATGTAGCGGCCGTCGTCGTGGAAGGTCTCGACTTCGCGGGTGTGGCGATCCAGCAGGATCAGCTGGGAGCCCGGCGTCGCCTCCTTCACGTAGGCGATGAAGGCCAGCGCGCGGCCGCTCTGTGTGCGAACGAGGTCGCCGTACTTGAGGTTGGTGAAGTAGTCCCTTCGTTTGACGTTGTCGTCGTCCATCGGTGATCTCCTTGGTGGAATGAAAGAGCCGCCCGTTGGGCGGCTCGGTTGGGGTCAGAAGAAGAACTGGTCGAAGTCTGGTGCCGTCCAGGTCGACGGCTTCGTGATCTTGCCAGAAGCGTCTCGGGCGAAGCTGCCGTCGGGCTGCCGCTTGTCGTCGATGTTCGATTTGTGCAGCAGCGCCCAGGCCGCCGCCAGCTTCTCGCCGGCGTTCATGTTGGCGTAAGCAGGGTTCTGGCTGGGTGGGGTCAGCAGCGCCAGCGCAGCGCCCAGGTGGACCCAGATCGAGTCCAGGTGCGCGTCCAGCAGTTTGCCGGGGTTGACGCCCAGCTTGAACTCGCCGCTGCGCATCTCCTTGGCCACCGCCGACATCGCCGCGGCCAGCGAGCGATGCGAGGTGTAGGTCAAGCGTTCGGGGGTTGAGCCGTCGGCCGGCATCGGCGGCGTGAGCTCGATCTCCTCCAGCGTCTCGGCTTCTTCTTCCAGGCACAGGGCCTCGTACATGCGCAGCTGCTTCTGGCCGTGCTGCGCGGCTTCCATCCAGATCATCAGGGTCAGGATGGGGTTGATGGTTTCTTGGGGTGCGTTGCTCAAGGTGAGTCCTCGGTGATGCGGGTGGTGGGGCCCGCAGTTTAGCCTTCGTTGAGAAAATGACAAACCGAAAAGGCGAGGGCCCCGTGGCTTGAACGGGGCCCTCTGAGGTGACCGCAGTGTGCGGTCGGGGCGGCGGGCGAGGCAGCTTGGCGCAGATCCTACGCCCGGCGCCGCACCAGCGCAACCACCGCCAGGCCGGCCAGCAGCAGCGCGTAGGTGTCCGGCTCGGGCACTGGCGCCGCCAGCGCGCGTGCCGTGACCACCGGCGGGCCGACCAGGGTGAAGGCATAACCACCCCGACCGTCGCTGTAGAACAGACGAAGCCCGTCCTTCTCGACCACGTCCTGCCACTCGCCGCCGAAGCAGTCGAACTCCAGCTGTCCGGTGAACGTGTCGAAGTGGAAGCTGGTCAGGGCCGACTGCACGTCGATGCCCGGCAGGTTCATGGACGACGGCGGCTCGAAGATGTGACCGAAGAAGGTCAAGCTGGTCACCTCGCTGCCGACGATGATGCCGTCGCCGTTGGCGTCGGTGGCGGTGAAGGAGCCGTCCGTGCCGTAGAACGGGTTGAACTCCATGGTGCCCAGGTAGTAGAAGTCCCACACGCCGGCGCGCGCCGTGAGGGTCAGGAGGGACAGCGCCAGCAGCGCGAGGATTCGCTTCATGGTGATCTCCTTGGTGGTTCAGTGGTGATTGCCCGGCAGGGGAGGCATCTATCGTGCCTCCCCCCGAGGTTCAGGTGGCAGGCCGCGGCATGTTGCGCATCCACCAGGCGATGGCTTCCAGGGTGTCGGCGGTGAAGTCCCCGTCGAGCAGCACCTGGTCGCGCCAGTCGCCGCTCTGGGGCCATCCGATGACTGGCAGACCGTTGCCCAGCCCGCCTTGAGCGTTCACGGTGCTGCCCAGGATCTTCCGCGCCTTCGCCTCGTTCATGCGCGACGTCGCCGAGTCCAGCAGCTTGAACACGTAGTTGGTCGCGGCGACGCCGTCGAAGTGCATGCCGATCGAGAACTCGCTGCCGCCTCCTGCATGCTCGGGCCAGGGCAAGCTGATCCGGTTCGGGTCGATGCGCACCGGCCCGTAGTTCACCAGCTTAGATGTCATCTTCGTCGACCTCCTGCGTGGTGATGTCGACGTACATCGTCTTGTTGCCGTTGACGTCGTAGATCCACAGGCTGTCGAGTTCGGCGACGCCCTCGTCGTCCAGGCCCACGAACTTATCGGCGAGCTCACGCAGCTGGCGCGCGATCTCGTTGCCGATGTCGCCGCCGCGGTAGGCGCTGTTCTCGGTGTCGATCTCGATCTTCACCTCCTCGACGCGGTCCTTCATCACCGGCTCGGGTGGCGTGTAGTCCTTCATCGCCTCCTCCCACACGGACTGCGCCGTGCCGGTCTCGGCGAACTGCTGCCACGCCCACTGAAGAACCTTGTCGTTGCAGGGGATGCGCACCGACGCGCCGTCGAACCAGTCGAGGAACCAGAACTCGGCGTAGTCGAAGTCCGGCTCGCTGTTGCCTTCGTGGCTCTCGCCGAAGAAGCGGATCTCCTCGCTGGGGCCGCCGTGGCTGAACTGGTAGCGCCAGTAGCCCTCGTCCTGGTCCTTGAAGGTGTGCGGCGCCACGTAGTCGAAGCACAGGCCGTACTCGTGGAAGGGGCCGATGTCTTCGGGCCCGTTGTCGGTGTCGTCGCAGTTCATGATCGCTTCGAGATCCTCGCGACGGGATTCCCAGGCGGCGTGAACGCGCTGCGCGCAGGTGGGTTGGCTCATGGTGGTTCCTTGGTAAATAGTGTTTACAGAGCGGAGACGGCTTGGTCGAACATGTCCTTGAGGGATTCGAGTGCGTGGTCCTCGCCGATGAAGCGCCAGCACGAGTCCTCACTGACCTGCTGCCAGCCGTCCAGCTTGTACTGCTTGAAGACCTCGACGACGCAGCCCCAGATGTTGCCGTCGCACCAGTCCTGGAGCTCTTGCAGGATCGGCGCGGCGTAGCGCTCGCTGGCCTTGACGATGTCGTCGAAGGTGGCGCGGATCTCGTAGTTGTCCCTGATCCACTGCATGGCGCGGCCCCACGACCCCGACGCAGTGCCGGCGTCGTGCAGCACCTTGTCGCCCTGCAGCACGACGGCGTGCAGCGTGCTCGGGCTGCCGTCACCATGCAGAGCTCCGCGCCACTGGATCTCCAGGCCGGCCGGAATGACGCAAGCGTCGATGTTCTCGATGGCGTCCTTGTCGGCCTCCCACACGCCGTCGGGCAGGTCGCCAGGGTCGCCGTCCCAGGAGGTCACGCTGATCGACGTGGAGCCGCGCTCGCTGTGGTAGCTCACCGGCACGACGTAGGGGCCGGCGATGCGACGCCAGTACGTGGAGTACAAGCCCATCGCGATGTCGGAGATCTCCTCGGTGAACACGCCGTTCTGGTCGTCGTACAGGTCGCGCTGCACGTCGTCGAGTTTGATCAGGTCTTTCCAGTTGTCGGGCAGTGGCGTCAGTCTGGAGTAGAGGCCCTCGCCGAGCACGACGCTGCGCACCCACCGGGCCTGCTTGTCCTCGTCGTTGTCGAAGACCTTGTCGGCGATGAACTTCTCGACGGCCAGGTCCCACAGGCAGGTCGTCTTACTGAACGACCCGTCGTACCGCCGCACCTCGCGGTCGATGTCGAAGCCGCGGCCGAGTTCGGGGTCTCCGTAGCTGTCGAGGCCCAGCGCCGAATGGTACTCGCCGGGGTTGTCGAAAATCGTCGAATCGCTGGCGCTATAGCTGCCCGCCAGGTACAGATTGCCGTTGCACGTGCCCGGCTCGCCGATCGGCGGGTCGCCGGCGTCGTCGCCGTCGTCGACCAGGTAGGCGAAAACGAGCTTGCCGTCCTGGAAGTGAACCAGCGGGTCCTTGTACTCGTGCAGGAACGACGGCTTGTGCTCCAGTTCTAGCTCGATCTCGCCGTAGGTGTCGGTGATGGTCGCCGTGTGGCGATGGGTGGTGATGGTCTTGATCTTCATGGTGGTTCCTTAGTTGTCGGCGCTCAACGCGCCGTTGGGTTTGACGTCCCAGCGCTTCAACACCTCAACCTTGCCTTCCCCGCTCAGCATGGCAAGCAGGTTGGTCCGACTGTGATCGAACTGGATCAGCGCCACGCTGAGCGTGTCGTAGTGGAACGGGGCGACAAAGTCCCGTATGGTCTGACGGACATCGGCCAGCGTCGACAGGTAGACGTCGTCGAACTGCGGGCCGCCGCCCAGCTGCTGCAACAGGTAGCACTTCATCAACGCTCCTTGCGTTCTTCCAGGTAGTCCATGATGCGAAGTGCCCGATTGAACTTCGGCGTGCCAGCCTCGCAAAGCCACTCATCGAAGCGGCCGTTGTCGCGGTAGCGCTCCATCAGCGAGAACTCCCGGTCCTGGTCCATGTCCTCGCCGTTGTTGCAGTGGCGGACGTGGGCCTTGATCAACGCGCCGATGTGGTTGTGGTCCCACTCGGGGATCACCGGCCACTCGTCCAGCGTGTTCGGGTAGCTGGAGATGAAGCCCGAGCGGCTGGTGAACTCCTCCTCGATCACGGCGTCGAAGATCTCGCGCGGCGTCTCCTTGAACAGCCGCCGCACCTCCTTCAAGTCGATCTCCGCGAAGACGCGGTCGGTCTCGAAGTTGTAGAAGCGCGGGCTCTGCAGCGACTCGAACGTCAGCGCGATCTCGAACTCCTCGGCGAAGGCGTCGCAATACGCCTTCGCGTATTGGATGTGAACGCCTTGCCAGGCGATGCCGTCGAAGGCTTCCATGTGCAGCCGGTCGTTCAACTCGGTGCCGCTAGCGCGGTCGGTGAACATCATCTCCAGCGCCTGGTCGAGCTCGTAGTCGTGCCAGGTGCTGTAGAAGCCGGCGAAGGGGATGGTGGTGAGCTTCTTCATGCTGCCATCCCCATCTGGCTCAGGCAGTGGCGGCGGATCGACTTGGCGATGTCCTTCTTGATGAAGTCCTGCGGCCACACGTGCTGCGGCTCCTTGTGCACCAGACCGTGCACCGTGGAACGCATCGCCATGCTGGCGCCGAACTGGTTCATGGCGTTGATCAGCAGCGAGGGCACGAAGTAGTTCTCCTCCATGTGCTCGACGATGTGGCTCTTGCCGCCGAGCGGCTGCTTGCCGTCCTCGGTCTTCATCAGGCAGGCCCAGCAGTCGCCGGGTCCCGGCGGCGGCACCTTGCCGGCGTACAGCGCCTCGGTGAACTTCTTGGCGTACAGCGACGCCTTGCGGCGCAGGGCCGTCTCGTGGCTCACAGCGTTGTGGTCGGCCGCGCCCACCACCTTGCCGCTGGCCTTGATGGTCAAGCCGTCCTTGAACACGTGGCGCTCACCTTGGTAGACGAAGTACCAGACGCCCTTCTCCTGGTGGATGCGACCGACGGGGGTCAAGCTGTTGAGGCGCTCCTTCGTGGATTGCGTCTTCCACCCGTTGGTGTTGAGCACGGTGTCGCCGTTCTTCTTGAACGTGACGATGTCCGTCTGGTGGTACTGCACGGCGATGGCATCGCCGCGCTGGAACAGGCGCGTGTTGCGCTCGATGGGCTTGCCCGCATTGATGTTGCGGGCGGTGGCCAGCTGGGCCTTGGCTTGTTCGTAGTTCACGGTGGTTCCTTGGTGAAGCGGCCCCGTATGGGGCCGCGGGTTGTGGGCCGTTACGCACCCTCCTTGACGGCGTGCAGGTTGGCCGGCTTGGGCGGGGTCTTCGGCATGCGGGCCAGGCGCTGGGCCTCCAGCACCGCCTCGATGCGCTCGATGCGGCGCTGCGCCGCGTCGGCGCGCGCCGAGGCCTGCGCGGCTTCCAGCATGTTCAGCTGCGACTGCAGCACGTGGTACTCGGCGCTGGCCTGGTGGTTGACCAGGCTGACGCGGGCCTCGTGCAGGTCGCCCAGCAGGATCTTGTGGGGGTTCTTCTTGAACATGGGTTGCCTTTCAGCAAGTGGTGGAGAGCAGGCGGTAGACCGCGATTGCGATCAGGCCTGAGGACAGGCCGGTGACGAAGTTGATGACGTTCTTCATACATCCCTCAGTTGGGCACGCGCTCGAACAGCGCGGGGTTGTTGAGCTCGGCCAGCGTCGGCATGATCCAGCCGCCGGTGGCCTCGCAGAAGATGGAGACGGCTTCCTCGTCCCACGGGCCGGTGCACACGATCCAGACCGAGCCGGCCGGCGTGGTGCGCTCGTTGCCCTCGTGGTCGGTGTCGAGCTCGTCGCAGCAGCCTATGAAGCGGTCGCCGGCCTTGAGTTGATCGAGGGTGATCATCGTTCCACCTCGCTCAGCCAGTCGCGCGGCACGATGTAGCAGAGATACCCGGTGCCGTGCTCATCGCCGGTGTCGGGCTCGAAGCCGCCGTCGAGATCTGCGGCGTTCGGCACGCACGGCGAGCACAGCCGTTCTGCGTAACCGATCGGCCCCTCGAACACCCACAGCAGCGGCGCGCCGCCGAGCCACGAGATGCGGTACTTCACGCCCTCGTGCTCGCCCTCGATCACCGGCTCGTCGATCTGGATGTCCTGCGCGCGCTTCTCGAACTCGCCGTCGATGAACGACTCGCGGTCGGGGTAGCCCTTGGCCTCGAAGGCGCGCTCGATGTCGGCTTCGGTGGGGGGGCCGCCGTCGATCTCGCCGCGGGAGATGGCCGCCTCCTCCTCGATGTCGTCGGCCTCGTTATCGACCTCGGCCTGCAGGTCCTTGGCCGCTTCCTCGTAGCTCAGGTCCTTGCCGTTCTGCCAGAGGTCGTTGTAGACGTCGGGGTCCAGGCTGTTGCAGGCGATGACGCCGTAGCGGATGCCCGTTTCCGGGTGCGTGTTCGCGATCATGCAGGTCTCCTCAGTGGGGCCGCCGCGGCGGCCGGGATTCGAGACGGCGCAGGCGGTCGTTGTCCTCTCGCTTGCGCTGTTCCTTCAGCAGCCGCGGTCGACGCGGTTCCTGCGGGTGGGCTCGGTGCCGGAATGGCATGGTGGTTCCTTCGTGGTTGGAGTCAGCTTCCCTTGGTCTTGGCCCAGCTGCGGAAGCGGTCAGCCAGGTCAAGGTCTGCACACATGGTGCAGGCCTCGTTCACGCCCATCATGTCGAGCCAGTCGACGCCGGCGTGGTGGAGCACGTCGTCCTCGTAGTCGATCTCCGCCCACAGCTGCGGCATGTCCAGGTTGAGCACCTTGGCCACGGCCTCGGCCTCGTACCACCAGATGCCGTTGTGCTCCAGGGTGACGACGTCGAAGTTCTCGGCCGGCGGCGTCGGGTGGCCCGCCGCGTCGATGTCCTTCAGCGCGTTCAGGTTGATCTTCTTGTAGTCGATCGGCCCGACGCCGGCACGCACGATGCGCGGCGTGGTGTCCGCCGCGCCCAGGTCCTGGTCGGCATCGACGACGCGCAGGCCATGGGTGAGCACGGTGTTGGCGTCGGGGGCCGGCGGGAACGCCAGCGGCTGGTAGCCGGGGTGGCCCTCGGGCACCGTCGCCACGCTCTCGGTGACCTTCGGGAGCACCCAGGTCCTGGACGGCACGCCCTGGCCCGAGATCGCCGCTTCGAGCACCTTGCCGATGAAGGGGCCGGTGACCAGCCCCTCCTTCTTGCAATACTCGCGCACGCGCTCCATGAGGCCGTCGGGGAGGGTGATGTGGACGCGGGCCATTACGGGGCCTCCGTGCCGTTGAGTTGCAGGGTCAGCGAGGCGATGCGGTCCTGCGCACCAGCCAGCTGGGCGCTGAGGTAGTGCTGGTTGTCGATCAACTCGATGATCTCGTCGACGCGGTCGGCCAGTTCCTGCACGCGCTCGGTCTGCGGAGGGTCGAACATGGTCAGGGCTTCGACCTCGTAGCCGTGCTGGATCTTCTTGCACAGCTGGCGCAGGGTAGGTATGGGTTGAATGGCCATGGGTTCTCCTAGTTGAAGTGGCTCTGCTTGTAGACGCCCGGCGCGTCGTGCGCGCCGTCCATCTGGTGGTCTTGCAACTTGACGGCGCTGACCTCGCGGTAGCAGTTCTCGGTGCCGAAGGACTGCGACCGGTTGATGGCGAGATCCTTCGCGCGCGACTCGGCCTGCTCCTCGCTGTCGGCCTCGATGATGTAGGTGGTGGCGTAGGTCTCCTCGACCAGGCAGTGGAAGAAGGGCATCACAACCTCCTCAGAATTTCGAGCTCGGCTCATGGTGGTTCCTTGGTTGTGGCCTACATGTGGCCGTTGTTGTACGCCCAGTTCGAGATGTCGCCGATGATCCAGGCGGGCACCTGCTTCTCGCGGTCCCCGTCGGACAGCACGCCGGTGTCTTCGAGGCACTGCAGCGAAGCCGAGAAGCGGCCGCGCGACACATAGCAGTGCGTGCGGTCGTTCTCTCCCTCGTAACCCTCCTCGATGATCACCTCGTAGCCCTCGATCTCGGTCTGGGCAATCAGGGTTTGGCTCATTTGCTCTGTCCTTTCAAGCGAGCAAGTAGCGCCTTGTAGGCCAGGCGCAGCGGCCACTGCGAAACCGGCGGGTCCTCGTTGTAGGGCCATGCCAGCGGGTGGAAGATCTTGTCGGGGGCAAGCCGGGTCGAAAGGGTCTCCTCGATGTAACCCTCGATCTGGCGAGCGGCTTCCGGATTCAGGGTGACCCGGTAGCGCTTGGTCTTCTCGCTCATCGGGTGTCCGCCGCCGATGACCATGCGCTGGTTCAAGTCGTGGTAGGCAGCCGGTGCCATCTCCACAACCACGTAGTGGGGTTCAACCGTCATGGGGATGTCTCACCACGTCGTAGAAGTCCAGGCCGCACAGTTCGGCCATCTTCTGGGGGTCGCCCTGGCCCACCTCCTCGATCAGGTTGCCGACGATCCTGACCAGGGTGTCCATCGCGATGTCGCGGATGGCGGCTGGGTCGCTGACGCCCAGCGCTTCCTGGCTCACCGCCAGGCCGATCAGGTCGGTGGCCTGCTCGATGCCTCGGACGATGTTGGAATGGGGATGCTTGAGTCCGAAGTGCATCACTCGCCCTCCTGGTAGCCGTAGTCGAACAGCCAGTTCATGACCACCTGGCGCAGCTTCTGGCGGTCGAAGTCGTCGCTCAGCGGCAGGATGCAGCCGCTGTCGATGCGTTGCGCGGCTTCGTCGATCTCGCTGAGCAGGCGGTCGACCGCGCCCGTCAGGCCGATGCCAGCCACGAACAGGTGCGGGAACGCCTCACGCAGCTTGGCTGCGTTGGTCGAATCGGCTCGGTTGTAGGCGTCGGCCAGCAGCGCCACGAAGCCGCCGTCCTGTCCGCTGCGCAGCATCTGCAGACGGTCTTCGATGGTGGGGAACTTGATGGTCATGACGATTTCCTTCGTGCGTCGTGCGACGCGGTGGTGAGGTACTCGCGGAAGCGGTTGATCGCATCGGCGTCGTCGGGATGGGCCGCCGCGTAGACGGCCAGCAGCGGCAGCACCTGGTCTTCGAGCTCACCCTTGAGCAGGTTCTCGACGTCGTGGATGCGCACCCAGCGGCCCGAGTGGGCCGGGAAGTGGCGCGCCACGCTCGTGTCGTGCTGGAAGCGCGGCAGGAGCTCTTGGCTCAGTTGAACGACGGTCTTCATGTGGCAGTCCAGAAGTGGGTGGGGATGGTGAAGCTGCCGGGCTGCAGGACCTGGCTCGTGCCCTCGAAGTCCTTGAGCATCTCGTCGACGCGGGTCAAGTCGTCGAGGTCGCGCTCCATGATCTTGATCACCGACTCGATCTTGTCGATGCGACCTTGGATCATGACCATCGGGTAGTTCTCGCCCTGGCTCTTGCGCGTGACCGTACCCAGGTTCTTCTTCAGCCGGTTGATCTTGACCTCGGCCGCCGAGCGTTGGCTCATGATGTTGAAGCGGGCCTTGGTGATCTGCGAGTTCACGTGGGCGAGGATGGGGTTCTCGTCCTGCTCGATCGCCTCGGCGAACAGCTGCTGAAGGTGGTTAAGCGCCCGCGACTCGCGGGTGTCGGTGCCGGTGCCGCCGCCTTCGTCGTAGCGCTTGCGCCGCTCGGGGTCCGACAGCACGGCGTAGGCCTCGTTGACGCGGGCCATGGCTTCGTGGTCGCCATCTCCGCGGTCGGGGTGGTGCAAGCTGGCCAGCTTGCGGAACGCCGCCTTGATCTGCGCGGCGTCGGCGTCCTTGGGGACGCCGAGGGTTTCGTAGTGGGTCATCGTTTGGCTCCGGGAGGGGCGGGGATGGTGGCGCCGACGAGGTTGAGCTCGCGGTCGATCTTGAGGATCTTCTCGACGATCTTGGCGTGCTCGGCCTCCAGGTCGTCGATGTCGTCGGGGTAGTCGAGCGGGGCCGGGTGCGAGCCGATCTCGTCGGACACGTTGTTGGCCGCGCGCTCCAACATGCAGCGCAACCAGTAGAGGTTGTTGCCGGTGAACTGCATCACTTGCCCTCCCAGAGCGTGTCCAGCGCGCTCTTGGCCTGGAAGTCGGGGCGGCCCTCGATGGTCCAGTTGGCGTGCCGGGCCTGATCGAGCGCCATCTCGCCCAGCGTCTTGGTGAAGGCCGCCCGCGTCATCTGGGTGATGTTGGTGCGCATGCCGACGAACTCGTCGATGTCCGAGTCCAGCAGGTACACCGGACCCTTGCCGGTGCGCAGGAAGGGGCCGTTGACCACCTGGTAGGCGCGCACCCGCTGCTTGACGTCGTCCACGTTCTTCGGCGTGATCGCGTTCATGCCGATGCCCAGCATCATCCACGGCATGTTGGCGGCGACGGGGTTCCAGGCTTCGGGGTCGGCGGGATCGTTGAAGCGGCCGGTGTTCTTGCAGTCCTTGTAGGAGAAGTCGAGCGACATGATGGTCCTTGGTGATTGGCGCCGTGAGATCCGGCCAGCGCCGTGCCGGTGTTCCTTTGTTGAAGGAGTGGCAGTCTAGCGAGGTCCTGCAAAGACCTCAAGCGTTGTGGGTGATCTTGATCGGGTCGAGGGTGAACGGCGGGAAGCGCTGGTACAGCGCCTCGCCGGTGAACTGCGCGCAGATGAAGTTGAGCTCGTGGATCATGTGCGGCGTGTTGATCGCGCGGTGCTCGCTCTCGTAGTCCGGGTTGCTTCCCATCCAGTAGACACGCCACACCTTGTTGGTGCCGGGTCGGCTCACGGTGACGCTGGCGCTGCCCATTCCCTCCTCGAACTTGACTCGCCAGTTCGGTGCGAACGTCGCCTGCCACTCCTCCAGGGCAAGCACGAACAGACGGCTCATGCGTCGCGCGTAGGCCCCGTAGACGTCTTCGATGGCAATGTCGAGACTGTCGTAAATGCGCTGGGTGCGATCCTTGACGTTGATCATTGCTTGGACTCCTTGCACCGCTTGATCGCGGCATGTACCTCGAACACGCTGAACTGTGCGGGGTGCTGGTGGATGTAGCAGGCCGTGGGAGCCGAGGGCGCGCCCTCGACAGCCGGTGCCTGCAGCGTGGCCGCCGAGGCGGTCAGGAGACCGCTCAGCACGATCAGGAGGGCGGTGATCACTGCTGTTCTCCGTCCGGCCCCAGGTGGGGCAGCGCCGCGCGCATCGTGGCGACCCAGGTGTCCAGGTCATCGACCGCGGCCTGCGCCTGGTTGCGCGTGTACTTCTTGCCCGTGTACTCGCCGGCGATCGACAGCAGCGCCATGATGCCCACGCCGCGCGTCGGGATCAGCTTGGTCTTGATCCACAGCTTGATCGACGAGCGGCACATCGCGGCGCGCAGCATGTTGGTGGCGTCGGGGCCGACGGCGGCCGCGCCGCCGTTGCCGAAGGACTGGGTGTAGCTCTGTTGGGGTTGGGTCATGGTGGCTCCTTAGAGGAGGTTGTCGAGGGGTCTGCCGATCATCGAAGGCGCGGCGGCGAGGACGGAGTCCGGGGGCGTCCACTTCTGCAGATCCTCGGCGTCGAACCACTTGTGGGTGTGCGGCCGGGTCCAGCCGCCCCAGTTGGTGGAATTCATCGCCTTGCTGACTACGCTGTAGCGCGGCATGTGCGCGTCGTGCTTCCCGTTGAACAGGTCGTAAGCAGACGACGGCCTCGGGTAGTCGATGGCTCGGACCACGAACCAGAAGACGTGCGTCGGCTTGTCGTGGAACTTGTAGCCGGCGTGCTCGATGACCCAGTCGGGGTCGCCGTCGAACCAGGTGTATCCCATCTGCAGCGGGATGACGTCGCCCGGCTTCAACACAGGTTCCTTGGTCAGGGTCAAGCAGACCTTGGCTTCTTCCTTGGTGCTGTACGCCGCGTAGCAGACCGGGCAGAAGTAGACCGGGGAGACGGTCTTCGGTGGCGCTTTCAGGTGCATGGTGGTTCCTTGGTGGGGTGGATCATTGACCTTCGATGAACTTGCGGATCTCTCTCAGGTCCTCGGCGTCTATGCAGGCGCCTACCGATGCCACGGGTGAGCAGCAGCCGCTGGTGAAGTCCAGGTGGCCCATCAGGCGCTGCAGGTGCCTCATGGCCAGCGCCAGCGTCATGTTGCCCTCGCTGTCGGGCGAGTTGCGGAAGATAACGTCAGGCCGGTTGTAGAAAGCCAGGTCCGCTCGGACGGCGCCCTCTCCAGGGGACCATTCGTAGCTCACGCTGTTCAGGCTCATGAACATCGGCTGCCCCATCAGCGTCACCGGAAAGGGCGTGCCACTCTCCAGCCTCCGGCTCAACTGCTTGACCCTGTCGTGGGACGGGTACTGGATTTCCAGGTCGCCGCTCACCTCCTGCAGCCGGTAGGGGCCGACCTCCATCCTGATGGAGGCCCGCCACCGATCGCCGTCGAGCTCGGGAACGAGAAGATAGTCGTAGCTCATGTTGACCTCACATCCAGCGGTACTCGCCGGCGTCGTTGCGTTCGTAGTGTTCGTCGGTCTCGCACGGCCGGCGCCCGTAGTCCTCGTCCGTGTTGGGCGGGCCGTAGAGCATGTCGGCCTCGTCGTCGGCGTCGGCCAGCGACTGCGCTTCGAGCACGTCGACGATCTCGTCGTCGGTCAACCCTTCGTCGATCAGGGCGCGGATGGTCTCGATGGATTGCTTCAGGGTGCTCACTTCTGGTCTCCTCGCATGACGATGGCCATGACCTGGTTGTCCAGGCCCTGGCGCAGGTTCTGCAGTTCCTGCTTCAGGCTGATCGACAGTTCGTAGGCCAGCACGGATTTGCCGTCTCGCAGCAGCTGCATCAGGCGCAGGTTCTTGCTCTCGCACATCGCGGCGATTTGGGCCGCGTCGGCGACGTTGGTGGGTGGGGCGCTCACGACTGGACTCCTTGTGCGGCATCACGCTCGGCCCACTTGGCTTCCGCCTCGCAGACCTTGGTGTGGACCTTCTGCAGGCGGGCGAGTATCGCCTCGCGCTCGGCCTTCGTGTAGACCCACAGCGCCGTCTCCAGCGCGCCTGGCAGGGCCATGTGGCCCTCGCCTTCCAGGGTCATCGTGTTGCCATCCTGGGTGCGGACGACGGCGCGGGTCTTCTCTTTCGCCGGTTTTGGCATTGATCTCTCCTTTCAGAGACGGATGGGTGTGAGGATGAGCGGCAGCTGCTTCACGCTGACCAGCGGCAGATGCTTCTCCAACTGCTTGGTCAGGTGCTTGCACGTGAACTCGCTGACGTTGCACATCGGGTAGTAGATCTCGTCGTAGAACAGCGGGTTGCCGTCCGAGTCAACCATCCACCACTTGTCCACGTGGACGTGGAATTGCCCGCTGCGCAGCGCCGAGAGCCGGTACACGTGGACGCTGAAGTAGCCGGCACGCCTGATCTTGTTCAGGTCGACGCCGTCGGGGATCTTCTTGATCACAGCCAGTTCTCCCGCGTGACCACCGCCGACTCACCGCACACCTTCTTCAGGCGACGCACGTCGATGGGCTGGGCATCCACGCCGCTGCGAGCATCGGACGGGATGTGGATCTTCCAGGTGTTGGTGCCGCCGCGGTCGTCGTAGACCGTGAACTTGCTCGGTTCGAGCTCGTACAGCACGCGCTGCAGGGTGATCATCGCCTCACCGAAGCGGTGCGCCGGGACGGCTGCCACGACGTCATAACTCATGATTTCTCCTTTCGTTTTGCCGCGTTGACGCGGCGGGCCTCGGTCAGCACGGCCTTGCACAGTACAAGCCTGAGCGCGGCCGAGCGCATGCGCGGGTCGCCGTCGTCTCGCACGGCGTGGGCGTGGGACGGCGTGAGCACGCCGCCGCCGCACCGGGCGACCACGCGGGTCTCGCCGATGCGGAAGCTGCGGTGCACATCGGTCTGGGACATCGTGCGCACCTGCAGGTCCCAGGCGTCGCCGTCGTAGCGCATCGGGTTCCAGGGTCTCGGGGTCGAGCAGCCCGGCTCGATCACGCGCAGCACCCAGTCCACGCCGTCGTCCTCCACGTCGAAGATCTCGTAGCCGGCGTGCACGGCGATGGTCTTCAGCGCCTCCAGGCGCTGTTGGGGATCGGGCATCATCAGTAGTTCCTCCCGATGCGCACGCGCGCCGTCATCTCGCGCCGGCCGGCCTTCTTCACGCGCACCGAAGCGAACGCGCAGCCGCAGCAATCGTAGTCGTGGCTGCAGCGCCGCGTGTGGCGCTCGTCCAGGAACTCGCGCACCGCTCTGAGGGCCCGACGGTCGACCTCGCAGCCGGCCGGCAGCACCACCCGGTAGTACAAGGTGGGGCCTTCGTCGTAGCCGTTGTCGGTGCTGCGGTCGATCTTGGGTTGGAGGACCTTGACGTCGCCCAGGTAGCGGTGCTCGTCGAGGTTGGCCCAGCCGGCGCGGTAGCGATGCGTCAGGCGCTCGTACAGGTGGTGGATCTCAGCCACGTTGGAGCTCCTTCACGCGCGCCTGGCGCATCGAGATGACTTCCTTCTGCAGGGCCACGTAGTTCTCCAGGATCTGCTGCAGCGTCGGCCCGTGACAGATCACGTAGCCGTTCTCCAGCATGATGTCGGCCACGTCGATGCAGCCGCCGCCGGGGTTGCCGCCGTAGGCGCTGATGCGCGTCTGCACGTTGAGGTAGTCGATCTCGGTGAGATCGTCTTCGGGGTCGTGTTGGCGTTTACGTGCCATGGTGGTTTCCTTGGTGGGTGGGGTGGTCCTCGTAGCGGCCGCACTTGGCGCAGACGATGGAGATGACGCGGCCCTCGTGCCTCGGCTGCCGGCCGCGATGCTGATCGACCCAGATGTCGTAGCTCAGGTCGCGCGGCTCGAAGATGTGCGTCGGCTCGGCGGGTGCCGGCTGCGATGGGGCCTCCTCGCCGGTGAGCGCCGCAGCCTGCGCTGGGGGAGTGGCGTACAGCGTGTCGCCCGGTGTGAACACCCGTTGCGGCGCCATGAAGTCGGGCCAGCCGCTGCCGGCGCGCCGCAGGGTCACGTCGCAGGTCGGGTGGTACGCCTCGGGCGCATCCTCTGCCTGCCCCCTGGAGGTGGCGTAGAGCGGCACCGGGTGGTGTTCGTTGCCCACCGGCCCCGGCATCACCATAGGCTTGCCGTCGAAGTAGGCGATCTGCCCCGAGGGGGTCAAGGCGCACCACGCGACCACGCCGGCTGTCTGCTCTGCCTGCACTGCTGGGGTGGTGGCGAGGGCGTACACCGGTCGAAAGTTGTTGATGTCGGTCGGCTTCCAGTCGGGCGGATACAGCACCGTGGGGCGCTGCTTCATCTGCCAACCCGCCAACTCCAACGCCCCTGCCTGCACTGCTGGCGCCTGCTCGGGGGTGGCGAGGGCGGCGCGAGCAAGTTGCGCCGCATAGACCCCTCCCAACCCATTTGCCGTCATGACTGCCAGGCAGTCACGCAGCGCCAGCCGCAGCGCCTCTCGTGTGGTGTCAGTCATAAGGTCTCCTTTCAAATCAGCTTCAGGACCTGCTTGCAGGCGTGGATGAGCGGGCCGCTCATGCCCTTCGTGCTGGCCATCCACTGCACCTGGCTCTCGCGGCTCAGCTGGATGAACGTGGCCAGCTGCGTGCGCTCCCAGGAGGTGAGCAGTGGGCCCTCGGTCATCGGATCGGCGATGCGGTCGGCGGCCAGGCCGAGGTTGAGCAGGTGAGCCAGATAGCCCGCTGCGCCCTCGTCGGAGGTGTCGATGACCAACTTCTCACTCCTGGCTCTCCAGTACGGCGGAATGTCAATCTCGACTTTGGCTCTGGCGTGGCGCTCGATGTCGAGCTTGACCTTGGGGTCGGAGGTTTTCATGCGGTGGCTCCTTGTTTGAACACGCGGACCAGCTTGTTGGTCTGCGAATGACGGGCGTACTGATGCCCGGTGATGTCGTGCTGCAGGCGGACCCACGTGTCCTGGCCGTCATGCAACCGGCCCACGTCGCGCAAGGCGCGATCGAAGCCGTTGATCTCCAGGTGGCCGTCGGTGCAGCGGCGGCCGGTGAAGAACTTGGTCCCGTCGGTGGGGTCGATGAGGATCATCACGATCTCCTGGGCAGGGTGTAGTTGCCGTCGTACCTCGGGTGCAGCCACGGGAGGTGGCTGAACTCGCGTCGAAGGTGGTTTCGCATCTTGTCGTGCCACTCCTGATCGCCCGCCGGGTAGACCACGCACTCATCGAAACGCACACCGTACAGCTGGGCCAAGGTGTGCGCATTGATGAAGTGAACGTCTCCGTCCTTGGCGCTGACGATCGTGCCGGGGCACAGCACGTAGCGGATGATGGGAGCCTTGGCCATGTCAGACCCCCAGCACCTTGCGTTCGAGCGGGTCCAGCTTGGCCAGGGCCGCGGCGCGGATGCGCGCGGTCTTGACCTCCTCCAGTTCCTCGATCGAGTCGACGACGACCAGCACCTTCTCGCCGATGTAGTCGTGCTTGAACTTCTCCTTGTAGGCCTTGGCCGCCTCGGGGTTGCTCAGGTACTTGTCACTGGGCACCTGGCGCTCGCCGCCGTCCCACTCGTGGATCTGGTACAGCTTCAGGATCTGGATTGACATGTTCAGGTCTCCGAAGTGAGCGGCGTGGCAGTGCCGCGCTGATAGGCGCGGTCCAGGAAGATGCGGACCTGGGTGTGGGTCTCGATGTCGACGAAGCCCGGATACAGCACGTGCTTGTAGACGTAGTTGTCGAAGCCGTGGATGCTCATCGGCTCCAGGTTGACGATTGCCAGCGGCTTGTCGCCGGCCTGCTGTGCATCGACCGATGCGTACACGTGCACCTTGTGCGGTGCGAAGCGGAAGGACTTGCTTCCCATGGCTCACCACCTTGCCCATGCGGGCAGTCGGTTGTAGATGCGTTCGCAGACGCGCTCGTGGTTCTGTGCGAACACGATGTCGCCGGCCAAGCGGTATTCGATGGCGTAGCGCTTGTGCATCGCGTACTCGTCGAGCAGCATCACGTTCGATCGGAACTCGATGAGTTCGTCGACGTTCATGGCGTCGATGTTGGGGATGCCGGTGTCCATGTCAGGCCTCCGTGACGGGGACGATGAAAACCAGGCAGGGTCCGCCGACGTGCCAGGCCAGCTTGACCGCTTCATCCTTGGAGATGGAGAAGGGTTTGCTGGTGGTGCCCGACTCGATGACCACGGTCGCAAGGCTGTCGCCGATCTTGACCTCGCTGATCCTGGCATCGACGCAGGAGGTGGCCCGGCTGAGCAGGCACGAGGTCTTGCAGGGGTTGTGGTCCATCACTGCACCTCCTGCTTGAGCACGAACTCGACATCAGCCGAGGGTCGGGTGCCGAACGCGCGATCGCAATCCTCCTGCAGCAGGCTGATCCAGAACTCAGCGGGCATCGGCGCAAGCACGCCGAAATCCCTCGCCGCGGCCACGTAGCCGATGGCCGAGTCGATGACGCTGTCGCGCACCACCTCGCACTTCAGCGCACCCTGGACGCGGCGCTGCACGTTCAGCGGTGTGGCCTTCCAGGCCTCGGCCACCGGGCTCGGGATCGAGCACGCCAGCGCCGCGCGCTGTCTCACGGCTTCGTAGGTTTCTCCGTAGGGGTACGTGGCCAGCAGCAGGTCACCGTTGGCCAAGGTGACCCAGAGCCAGACGCTGCGCTTGTTACGGCAGACGTAGTCGACGTCCTTGGGGTCAGCCGGGCCACACGTGGCGATGACCGTCTCCTTGGTGTGAACGTCGAGGGTCACGTCGTCGCGGCCGAGGGTGACGGTGAAGGGCTTCTCGGATTGGTTGACGTTGGGGCCGCCGTCGATGTGATCTTTGGTCATGTCGTGGTTCCTTGGTTGGGTGATGAAGGTCAGCGGCCCGGCTTTCGCCCTCGCCGCGTCTCGTTGAGCCATTGCGCATCGGCCACGTTGCGCACCATGAAGTCGTGGCGGTAGTGCTGCGGTCTCGCCTCGGGCTCCAGGCGAAAGATCGGCAGCGGTGTCGACTGGTACGCCTCGGCGAAGCCCGTCATCGCGACGGCGGCCGCCGACACGATCACGTTGAGGCGGGGCCGGGTGTAGTTGCCGTGGATCACACGCCCTCCGGGTTGAAGTGGTCGAGGATCGAGATCGCCTTGGCCAGGCGCTCGACGTCGGTCGCGTTGGTGCCGCTTTCCAGCAGGTCCGCGTCTCGCGCCTCCTTCACGAGCTCGTGATCGAGCATGTGCCGGTAGCCCTGGAAGCCGTAGTCCAGGATCTCGCGCAGCGGGGCCTGGTAGGCCACGTGGTTGGAATTGACGAAGTCGTCGATCAGCGCCTCGATCACGATGTCGCGCGCTTCCTGGTTGGTCATGGTGTTCATTGCGTCCTCGGTGTGAAGGGCTCGCCGAACAGCGTGTCGCTCTCGATCACGCGGTACTGGTGCCCAGGGTTGATGGACTTGAACGTGGCCATCGACGCGGCCGCGTCCTCGCTGGATGCCGAGGGGCAGACATCGCTCCACACGGACCAGATCTGCTCGGACTTGAAGTGGTGGCCGTCGTAGCAGCGGCGCTGCGGGTCGGTGTTGACGGTGATGCGCTTGCGGCACTGGATGACGAGAGTCACAGCTTGACCTCCTTCACGGTGACGTAGTGCAGGTTGATCTGCATGCCGCCCACGAACGTGAGCACCTTGGTGCGATCGCGCCCATCGCGCTCGATGTGCGTGGACAGCACACGGCCCTGGTAGGTGTGCGGGATGGCCTTCGACTTGGCCTCGGCACGCACTTGCATGCCGGGCTTGATGTCGTCGAAGAACAGCGCCGGCCCGAACGTCTCGCCGGGCGGCGGTGCGGCCATGTTGAAGATGACGTCGGTGGGCTTCATGCGTACCTCCGCAGCGTGGCCAGGGCGCGTTGGATCTCGGTGTCGTCACTCTTGTCCAGCCCGTAGCGCTTGGCCAGGCTCCCGCACATTGCCTCGGTCGGCTCATCCATGAAGCCAGGGTGACCGTAGAGCGCCACGTGGTGCAGGTTTACATGCGCCCACTCCGACCAGCGTTCGCACAGCTTGGCCCTCACGACGCTGGCGGCGTCGATGACGACTTCGTCGTGGAGCTCGATCGCCTTCTGGTGCACCAAGCTGCCCGTGAGCCTGGCCCTTGCGCGAACGAAGTCGACGGCGGCGGCATCGGTCTCGAAGACGCCCATCTCGTCGTCGCGCTGGATCACGCCATCGTCGAACAGGCCCCAGCCCTCGTGCACGGCGAAGAAGTTGATGTGGTCTGCGATCGCCTCGTAGCTTTGATCGCGTCCGGTGTTGGTGGCCATGTCAGGTCCCCTTGAAATCATGGTTGAACTGGTCGGCGACCTCGTGGCCGAACATCGCGTGCAGCAGGCGCCAGTCGTGGTCGGCGATCTCGTTGCGCACCCGCTCGGGCGTCGGCTTCATCGACTCGTGCGTCACCGGAGTCAGCATCTCCGGGTACAGGCGCACGAGCATTGCGCGTTCGGCGTGGAAACACACCAGCGCGCTGTCGACGTCGCAGGACATCCAGCTGCTCCAGCCCTGCGTGCCGTCGGGGTAGTGGTAGCCGAGGTCGACCTCGGCCACACGCAGACCAACCATGTCAGTCGGCTCGCCCTGCCAGGTGTAGATCACGACCTCCACGTCTACGCTGGGGTCGTGCGGCGAGTTGGGCGCGTACTTCTCGATCAGCGCCACCACTTCGTCCTTGGCTTGTTGCATGTCCATGGTCAGGCCTCCGCCACCGGCTCGGTGACCACATTCCAGCGCTCGCCCAGGCTGCCGTCCTTGCTGACCAGGTAGCCGCCGTAGGTGATGAACAGGTCGGCCGCCGTGGCCGTGCCGGGCGCCTCCTGCGAGCGCAGGTTGCCCGTGACCTTGATCTCCTGCACCTTGAGGCGGAACACGCCGTTGCCGCGGTGGAAGGTGAGGATGTCGCCGACCTTGTGTTTGGCCACGCGCTCGGCGATGGCGTCGCCGCAGAGATCCAGTTCTCCCTTCGCGACGGCCAGCTGGCGCTCGGCCTCGTTGCGGGCGTTGATGAGTTCGTTGAGGGTCATGGTGATTCCTTGGTTGGGTTTCAGATCTGGGGGAAGTCCAGGCGGTACAGTCGCATCAGCAGCTTGGCCATGCCGTCGATCTTCTCGCGCGCCTGGCGGGCGTCGCTGTCGTAGCCCTGGGCGTAGCGCTGCGACTCCTCGCGGCGCAAGTGGTCCAGGTAGGCCGGAATGTTGCCGCTGTGCTTGACGCACGCCTCGACCAGCGCGGCGTGCTCCTCGCGGTACAGCACCAGGTTGACGTGGGCTCGCGGCTCAACCACACCGTCGACCGAGCGGTGCAGCGCGGCCATCTGATCCTCGTCGAGCAAGGTTCCGTTGAGGTTGAACTTGGCCTGCGAATCGCGCGCCGACGATTCGTCATCGTGGCGGCCGATGCTGTAGATCAGCGGTTGGCCTTCGAGGAAGGCCAGGGTGTAAAAGTTCTTCTTCATGGGTTATCTCCGTGGACAGCACTGCTGTCGTGGATGTCGCACCCTTCGATGCGAGCGGGGTCGAGGATCTGCACGAGGCAGGCGTTGATGTTGATCTCGCCGTTGAGGTCCTTGAGGTAGTCGTCGGGCTCGTTGTCGCCGTCGTTCTCGGCGAGGAACGACGCGACTGCGGCCTGGTACAGCTTCTCGACGTCCCAGATGCGGCCGGACAGCGTGAAGGTGAACTCGAACTTGGTGTCCTTGGTCATGGTGATCCCTTGAGTTCAAGGTTTGCGGGGTGGCTGGTCATACCAGTCTTCGGGCTTGACGCTGCCGAACGCAGTGCCGCGCGGCTCCTGGAGCTTCGCGTGCCGCTTCTCGGCCTCGGTGTTGGCCTCGTCCAAGGTCAGGAAGATGTCCGACTCATTGACCTGGTGGTTTACCCCTCGCTCGCGCACCGTGTAGGTGAAGTCCACGCGCGGCCGCTCCTGGCTTCTCAGCGAATAGGCCTTGGCCTCGATGCCGACGATAGCGCCGGCGTGCACCTGCAGCTTGTCGTCGATGAAGGCGACCTGGGCGCCCAGGTCCCAGACGGTTTGGAATTGCATGTCAGTCCCCTTGTTGGTTGAAAACCGGCAGCCAGCGCAGACCCTCGATCGGTTGCCTTTCGGTCTCGTGCCACCCGTAGCAATCCGGGTCGTCACGGTCGCGGTCGTTGAGCACCTTGTCGGCGAACTCCTGCGCTTCCGACTCGGTGTCCCAAATCTCCTCGCTGTAGGCGAACTTGCCGTCCTCCAGCATCGCTGACACATCGAACGTGGGGCCGTCGTAGTCGTGGGAAATGTCGCGCACGGCGACGTGGGTGATTCGATGCATGTCAGTCCTCCAGGCTCAGGTCCAGCGCCATGTCGATGCCGAGGTCGGCCAGGTCGATCACGTTGCCGTCGTCGTTGCGGACCACGACGGGCACATGGCGGTGCACGTCGTAGGTCATCGGAAAGTCCACGGGGGCCGAGCCGATCACCGGCTGGGTCTCGCGTTGGGTGGTGCTATGCATGGGCCGGGCCCTCCACGGTGACGTTGACGACGACGGGGTGCAAGATGAACTCGCGCCCCTTGGCGTGTGGTACGCGCCGTCCACTGGTAACGTCGATCAGGAAGTAGCGCATCTGCCCTTGGCTGCCGAACACGTGATCGGTCAGGCTCTCGTAGGCCAGCAGGTACAGCTGCGGGTACACCACGCCGTCGAGCTCCATGTAGATGAAGTCGCCGGCGACCAGCGCGATGCTGCCGAAGTTGATGCTTTCGCCCTGGTGTGAGAGGACCGTGCCTCGGGCCTTGGCCTCCGGCTGCTTGATGGTGGTGTGGTAGGCCATCACTTGCCCTCCTCAACGTCCAGGATCAGGCGGCCGGTGAACGGCTGCCACTCGTAGCGGTTGAACTCGGCGAAGTCGTGCTCCTCCATCATCTCGAACTCGTCCTTGGAGTTGTGCGCCAGCCTCACACCTCGCTGGGGCGCCAGGAACAGCACGACGGTGCCGGGGTAGCTGCGCAGACGCATGAAGCAGGGGAAGGTGATCGGTGGGTTGGCCTGCTGGTCATCGAGCTCGATGCGTGCTTTCATCGCACACCTCCTGCGTTGATCTGGGGATCGGTCCAGCACCACTCCTCGGGCTGGTCCACCGGGCTCGACTCGGGGTGCAAGCCGGGCTTGAACGCCTCGCCCTTCTTCGGGATGAGCTCGTTGCGGTACGCGCCGTAGTCGTAGCAATGCAGCACGTGCTCGCGGATCTCGCGCTCGCTCAGGCCGGGCATCGGCTTTTCGACCGATCCGGCGATGCCCCGGCTCTCGTCGTGGAAGTAGATGCGATCGGGCCGCACCTCGACGTTGATGATCTGGCCGTCGTCGGTGTAGCGACGACCGGTGTTGAAGCTGAACTTCATGGTGGTTCCTTTGTGGAATGGGCGCCATGTTGCGCACCCACGAGCGCACGCGCATGCGCTCGTGGCTGCGCTGACGCATTCACTGCGTCAGCGTCGCCGTCGGGGGATCTACCACTGCGCTCGGCGGTGGGCGTCTCGTGCGTTGAAGTAGTCCTGCGCGTTGGTCGGCAGCTGCACGCGCTCGGCGTACATCGCGCACGGCCCCTGGTGGCCCCTTGGCAGGGCGCACCAGTAGCCGCGACCAGCACACTCGGTATTGCGCAGGCAGCCGCGCCAGCGCGGCATTGGCGGCGCGCAGCGATGCGGCCTGGGCCTGAGGATCAGCCACAGCAGGCCCGCCAGGCCCACCAGGCCGAGCATGATCAGCGCCCAGGCGATCAGAGGGTTGAGGGAGCTCATTCTTCGGTGTCCAAAGGCTGGCCGTTGGGCCGGGTATCGAGCAGGTCGTAGAAGGGGCTCAGATCGACCTTGAGGGTCTGCGTCCACAACCGGTCAAGGGTGCGCAGGATCATCCCGCGACGCTGACGCCGCCACGTGCGGGTCTTGAGTTGTCGCATCTTCATGCCTGGCTCCTCGTCAGCCACGCCCAGATCGAGCGCACGAATTGGCCCCAGGTGACGGGGGCAGGCACGGGGGCGGCGCGCCCGCCATTGCCGGTTTGGAATCGGTCTTCCATCAGGTTCTCCTTGGTGGTTGCTTGGGAAGGCCAGAGGCGCGCTGCAGCGCGCGCTCGGCCACGTATCGAACCAGGGTTCGCTCGGCTTGCTTGATCCATGGCCGCTCGGAGTCGAACTGGCCCGACAGCCATTCAAGTCGACCGATCAGGCTCTCCAGCGTCTCCACGACCTCGTCGTCGAGGGGCTTGAGCTTGCGGCTCATTCTTCGGGCTCCCTTCAGGCGTTGTTCCACTCGTCCATGCCACCGCGCTTCTCCGCGGCGAACATGAGCCAGGCACCGGCGGCCAGCGAAACGACGGCCGGCACGAAGATCGTGAGCACCCCAACGGCGACGCCGAGGGCGCCGCTGGCGTTGGCCAGGCGCCCCCAGGCATGCGTGCGGGTGAGCCAGACGCTCAGGTCAAGCCCGAGCCAGTAGGCGCTGGGCAGCGCCAACGCGATCAGCGCGAGGGCCACCCAGACGGCGGCGTGGCGCCAGAACCAGGCACGCAACGGCTTGGGCGTGTCGTGGCGGTTGTAGGTGGCGTGCGGCAGGTGCGCGTGGGCCTGCAGCGCGTGCATGTGGAGGGGCATGGCGAGGTTCCTTGGTGGGCAGTGAGGGCGTGCTCGCGGATTGTGGAGCGGCCAGGTTTCGAGTGGGGTTCGAGATTGCCCACGGCGCGCGAGCGCCGCAGGCATGGCACAGCACCACGGAGGTGGCGACCGGACGTGGACCGGAAACGAGCGGTTACTTGTTGCCCGATTTCGGTGCGGACTGGGGCGGAGGACAAGTCGGGATGGGCTGCCGACGGACTTGTTCGAGGGCTTGGCGCAGCAACATGTTGTCACCTCTGTAAGGTTGGTGGGTCATTGGTGGGTCGGCCGTGGGCCGCACGTGGGTCGCGATTGGGCCGCGATTGGGTAGCGCGTGGGTCGCGATTGGGTCGCGATTGTGCGCGTCGTATTTCCGCCACAGTTGGTTTGGGTCGGGATTGGGTCGCCGCTGGGCCGGGCGTGGGCTGCGATTGGGTCGAGAGTGGGCTGAGATTGGGCTTTTCGTGCACTACTCTCAGATGGTGAAAAAAATTCGGGGAGCGGTCACTTTTTTTGCGTTTTCTGGCCTGTCTTATTCAGTCCAGTGAATCAACGACTTAGGTGATGTTACCCCCCCCTTTTTTGACGTTGGGCGATTTGACCCCCCCTCCCCCTTTAGAGCGCTGTCGGAGCGCGAGTCGATTTCGAGATTTCTCTTATGCTTTTTCTCGCACGAGGGGGGGGGTATTTTTGATTAGCTAGTTATAAGGATATGGTTCTATAGATGAGAGCATTGATTCACTGGACTGAAAGTTAGGGAGGGTCAAAAGTGACTGAGATTTTGCAGGATGTAACCGCCACTCAAGAACAGACCTGGACTTGAACTGCGCTTGAGTGGCGGCCCCTGGTAGGACCAGGGCCGCCTTGCCCCGTGACGGATGGGCGCCGTGAGCATGCGATGCGACCAGGTGCGGCTTGACCGGCGTATTAGCCCGGCCTGAGCGCCGAGCGCCTCGCGGCGGATCGGGTGCGGGCCTGAGCGCATCCATGCGTGTGGGAGGGGTCGATGCTTAGCGCCAGCCCCTGACCGTTCTGGCGTGGACGCGCAGCTGGGCACAGGTTGCCGAATGAGCCCGAGCGTTGCGTCCATCCGATCCCAAGGCATGGTGGCCCCCGAGTACGTCTTTCTGGCCGCGCTGTGGCCCGTCTAGGCGGGGTTACAGGGCAGCTGGCCCGCGGTGATGCGCCGCGTGCCCCAGGCCAAGCGAATGGCGGGGTACTCATGCCGGGGATTCCATCGGGCCGCTGGCGCCAGCTGCGCGCCTTCTCGTGAGCGCACAGGTGCTGGTGGCGTGGTCCGTGCGGCAGCGCATGGCGTCGCCGTCGGGGTCGCGGTGGGAGCGTGCATGGCAGCAGCGCCCAGGGCTTAAGTCGATGGGTAAGGCAATCCGTCCCGCCACGAATGGTGGCTGGTCGTTTCAGAGGGTCGTACAAGGTGGATCGGTGCAAGCGACGCACACGGCCATCACGGCGGGGTCAGCTTGCGAGGGATTACAGCGGCCAGCGTGTCACCCGGTGGGCCGTTAGCGTTCGCGTCCGAGCCAAGCCGGGCCATGGGACAACCATGGGGGCAGGGCAGGGGGCGCCGGGGCGGAAAAACAGGGACGGAACAGGCCACGTTATGCCAAGGGCACATAGGGTGTTGCCGTCGCCGCCGGGGCGCGTCGCGCTAATCGTCGGGAGGGGGCTGGGGCGCTGGGTTGTCGGTCGGCGCTGGCGCGCCGCCAAGAGCGGGGTTTTGGGCGCCGGCCGCCGCCGTGGCAGGGAACACCTGCCGGGCGTGGCCGTTGCCGCCGCTGTCGCCTGCCGGTGGCAGGCGCTACGGGTTGCGCTTGTCGCGCTGTCGCAAGGGGCGCGGGGCGCCGCTTGCGACAGCGCGCCCCTGTCGGGGCGCGCTGGGGGAGCTTAGGCGCCCTGCGCTTCGCCCTGCGCCGCCGGCAGCGGCAGCGGCAGCGCCTCGCCCTGCGCCGCTCCCTGCGCCGCCGTCGGGGTCTTCACGCGACGCGGCGCCTTCGCCGCAGGGGCGACAGCGGCGGCGGCGGCGATCGCCTGCAGGATGCTTTGCAGGCGCGTGCGCTGCACGGGGTCGGTCGCATGCAGGGCGTCGCCGATGGCACGATCGTCGGCCGACAGAAGCACGGCCAGCGCGGCGGCCGGGTCGGCGGCGGTGGCGCCTTCGCCCTCGATGGTGGCGCCTTCGCCCGTGGCGCCGGCCTTCGCCTGCGCCTTGCCCTTCGCCTGCACGGGGGTCGCGTCGATGGCGCCCCATGCGAGCATGAAGGCTTCACCGGCAGCGTCGGCCACCGGCGCCGCCTCGGCAGCGGGCATACGCTTGGTGGCGCGGGTGTCAGTCACCTTGCCGCCCTGCACCGTGAAGCCGGCCGCCTGCAGCGCGGCGGCGAAGCCTTCGCGCACTGCCGTTTGCTTCTTGCTGGTGCCCTTCAGGGCGGAGACACCCTCGGCAGCGGCCTGCAGGGGGTTCAGGTTGCCATGTTGCAGCGCCTGCATCGTGGCACCCGTGACGAGGGCGGCGACAGCGGCGGCCGCTTGCCCCTTGTTGCCAGCGAGACCTTGCAGGGCGTTGCGCAGGGCGAAGGCCGGGGCGAAAGTGTGGACGTGAGACATTGCGTTTCCTTCGATGGTGGCGCCACCCTCGGCGCCCTTCCGCTGGTGCCCGCGGCCGGCCGGCGCTGCCATAACGACAGCGCCTGACAGCCATCATAGGGAGCGCCTACCCCTAAAACAATAGGGTAAACCCTAACCCCGACACCCTCTCCGACAGCGCCGCCCTCACTGGCAGGGGCACCAGCAGGGGCACGCCCTGCGCCAGCGCCACCGCCACCGGGCAGCGCCCCGACAGCGACAGCGCCGCAGGGGGTGACAGCGGGGCAGGGCTGTCGCTGTCGGGGCGTGTGTCGCTGTCGCTGTCGGGGGGCGCGCTGCCAGGGCGCAGCTGCCAGACGGGGTACCTTTGGCGAGCACGGCGACGCCGTCGGGCCAACCACTCTCGCCAAAAATATTTCCTACTCCCGCGAAACTTTTTGGTAGGATTCGCCTACCCTTTTCAGCAACCGAGGAACCACCTTGAACGAGCACATCGACTGCGCCGCCTGGGGCGGCAAAACCACTGGCACCTGCCAGAACCTGAACCACGTCGTCCCCGCCGGCTGCGCGGCCCTGGTCATCGCCGCGGCGCGCTGGGCTATCGCCTCCGAGCAGGTCCGGTGCCCGAGCCCCGACGGCGACGCCGTGAGCGGGAGCGACCAAGAGCGGGACACCGTGAGCGGGAGCGGGAGCGACCAGGGGAGCGACGCCGGCCAGGGGCGCGACGCTGACCAGGGCCCCGACGCAGGGACTGGGACCGGCAAGGTCTACAAGGCGGTCGACGCAGCCTCCTGGCACGAGTACGCGCGCACGCCGGTGAACCGTGAGGAGTTCCGAGAGATGATGAAGAAGTCGCTGGCGGAGCCGCTGTACGCGGTGCCATCGGTGCAGCTGCAGCCGCCCAGCGACGCCTTCCGCCGCATGGTGGAGGAGGCCGCGCAGACCAAGGCGAGCGACCTGCTGCGCTTGAACCCCAGCATGAGCGACGAGGACGCCCAGGCGATCGCCAAGGGCCTGGCCGACCTGACGCCCGAGAAGGTGAAGGTCGTGCCGCCTGCGGCGCCGTCGGATCCCTACATCCGCTTCGACGGCATCGACGACGACCTGCTGGTGATGCGGGCCAAGGATCTCGTGCACGCGCAGCGGCTGAACATGATGATGCCGAGCGATGCCCACCGAGCGAACCTGCGGCACGCGCGCATGCAACTGCTTGACGCGGCGGGCCAGACCGGGCCGTCCGCCGCGCCGCTGGCTGTTTCACGTGAAACACTGAAGGCCGCGGTCAACCGCTTCCTCGGTTGGCGCCTGCCGCACAACTTCCAGCCGGACTGCGGCATCTCGTTCACGCCGGTCGACCATCCGAACAGCTGGCCCACCGGCACCAACCTGCTGTCCGCGGAGCAGGCCAAGGAGATGTTCGAGTACGCGCTGAAGCCGGTGGAGGCGCCGCCGCGCACCGACGGCCTGGAGGCGCTGGTGCGCGAGCTCGAAGATGTTCGCCTGGGGATCGTTCCCGGCGGTGTGGCCGAGGAAGTGCGCAAGAAGATCGAAAGGCTGACTGAAAGGCTGCGCCGCGAGATCAACAATCTGAAAGCGTAGACAATGGCCACCGAGATCATGATGGGCCGGGAAGCCGGCACGAAGAAGAAGCGGCCGATCTACCTGCGCAATGACCTCGTTCGGGGCCTGGCCAGGTTCCCGGGCTCCCGAAACCGCAACATCACGCTCGCTTTGTTGCGCTTCCGCAAAAACCAGGCATGTGTCTTGCTCGCCCTGAGCAAGCGTGCCGGAAGGACAGATACCGAACTTGAGCAAGATCTGTCCGAAGGGAGCGTTTACATGTCGTATTCCATTGATGACCGGCTCTGGGAGAGCATCAGTGATTACGCCAAGAGAACGGGCCTGGATAAAGAAATGATTGTCAAGTTGGCAATTGAAGCCTATATCTATGGTCTGTAGTACCTGACAAAACCTCAACCAAGGAAAGACGCTTTATGAAACTCCTGACGATCTACACGCTGCTTGACAGCAAGGAAATCACCGACGAGGAGGCGGCGCTCGCGCTCGGCTTGACCGATAGCGAGTGGAGGCAGCGGCGCGCGCGGTGGGGCGCCCGACTGCCGCTGCTGTTCGGCGTGCTGGACCGTATCAGGGACGACACGATCACGCGGGACGAGGCGGCTGACGTGCTGCAGACCAGCGTGCGCAACGTCAACGCGCTGATGAAGTCCTGGCACGTCGCCCGGCCGCTCAAGGAGTACCTGATCCAGCGCGAAGCGGCCAAGGTGAAGTTCGAGATCCGCAAGAAGGCGGCCATCGACTTCATCGCCGGCGCCGACGACATCGAGACCGCGGCCGTTGCGGGAGACTGCAGCACGCGCCAGATTCGCCGCTGGGTGAGCGACCTGCTGGGCAAGCACTTCAACATGGTCTGGAAGGATCTCAAGGGCCTGCGTCCGCACCGCCGCGAACGCCTGGCGCGCGAAATCGAGCGCATGGAGAACCTGGAAGTGGCCAAGCAAGCCGCGCTTGACCAGATTCGGCGCGGCTCGAAGTCGGTGCACGAGGAGGCCATTGAGCGTATCCTGTCGCTCTCTAAAAGGCCGACCTAATGTTCGACGACGAAAACCGCCAATCGGTCGCGGCTCCCGCTGAGAGGAAGAAGTCGAAGACCGAACTGGTCTTCGACGGCCTCTCAGATGAGACGCTGGTGCGCTACCACCACGAGATCACCAAGCGGCTGCCGCCCCTCACGCTCAAGGACACGAACCTTGAGCGTGAGATGCTGCTGCAGCTGATCGCGGTGCGGGCCATCCAGAACGAAGTGCAGGCCGAGGAGGCGGTGCCGGCCAACCAGCGCGCGCAGGTGGCCTCGATGGTCACCGCCGCGCTCTCGCGGCTGTACGACATGCAGAAGGACCTCTACACGATCGAGCGCTACAAGCGCGTCGAGAACGCCCTGGTGCGCATGCTGGCGTCCTGGCCTGAGGACCAGGTGCAGTATTTTCTGGGTGAATACCAGAAAATCCTCGATGAACTCGATCAGTGACACATCGGAAAATTGAGAAATGACCCGAAAATCACCCGTTTTCACCCAGTTTTGGGTCAAATCGGGTGATTTTTGCCCTCAAATGGGCCAAAAATGAACAAGATTTACGCGGATCACCTCCGAAGGATCAAAACTGCGGTACTCAAGCGGTATACCGCCTCGCAGGTCGCGCAGTGGGTCACTGAGAACACGACCATCGGACTTGTCCCATTTACCTACCGGGACCACGAGTATCAGGAGCGCATTTTGAGCGACCTGAGCCGGGAAACGGTGGTCCGCAAGTGCTCCCAGGTGGGTATCTCGGAGGTTTCGAGCCGCAAGGCGCTGGCGCTGGTCAACGTGCTGCAGCCCTACACCGTGGCGTACACGCTGCCCACGGCCATTTTCGCTGGCACCTTCGCCAAAACCCGTATCGACCCGATCATCAACGGGTCGGATGCGATGAAGGAGGCGATTCACTCGACCAACGACAACTCGGGGTTGAAGCAGTTTCGCGACTCGTTCCTGTATATCCGCGGCGCAGCCTCCAGTAACGCCCCGATCTCGATTCCGTGCGACCACTTGATCCACGACGAGCTCGACTTCTGCGACCAGGAGGTGATCGGTCAGTACACCTCCCGTTTGACACACTCCCAGTGGAAACGTGTAGACAAATTTTCCACCCCAACCATCCCGAAGTTCGGCATCGACCTCGCCTTCACCGAGTCGCGCCGGCACTTCCTGATGTGCAAGTGTGACCACTGCAACCACCAGTTCATCCCGAGCTACTACGACCACGTCCGAATCCCCGACTACGCCGGGGACCTGAAGTCGATCAACAAGAGCTTGCTGCCCAAGCTGCGCTGGGGTGAGGCTTTCCTGGAGTGCCCGAAGTGCGGCAAGCGGCCGTCGCTGCAGTGGAGCCAGCGCGAGTGGGTCTGCGAGAACCCCAACGAGGGGCACGTGGCGGCCGGCTACCAGGTCAGCCCCTTCGACGCCCCGAACATCATCAGCTGCGCCGATCTGGTCAAGGCCAGCACGGCCTACGACCGCTACCAGGACTTCGTCAACTTCAACCTGGGGCTGCCCAGCGAGGACAGCGAGGCGACGCTGCAGCGCGAGGACTTCGCGCGCGTGTTCGGCGACCTGATGCCGGTGGGCGGCCAGTACGTGATGGGCATCGACGTGGGTGCCCAGTATTACGTCGTGGTGGCCTCGATCGACCCTTACGGCGGCATGTGGGTCGTGCACACCGAGAAGGTGCCCATGCGTCAGGCCAAGGCCCGCATCAAGGACCTGCGACTGCAGTACCGGGTCATCACGAGCGTGATCGACTCAGCGCCTCACGGTGAGACGGTGTCGAGCATGCAGCAGGAGGACGTGAACCTGTTCGCCTCGGTCTACATCCGCTCCAAGGACGTCTACACCCACCGGGTGGTCGACCGCGAGGACGATCCCGACAAGGGCCAGCGCTTCGTGCGCCAGGTCAACGTCAACCGGAACAAGGCGCTGGACGCCTACATGGAGTTCATCCGCAACAACAACCTGCGGGTGGTGACCAACGCCGAGTACGAGGAGATCATCAGTCACCACTGCTCGATGAAGCGCGTCAAGATGCTTGACACCGAGTCGCACGACATGAGCTACGTCTGGCAGAAGACGGACGGCATGGACCACTATCACCACGCCTTCCTCTACTGTTGGGTGGCGGGCCAGATCAAGGGCGTGCACCGGACCATCGTGCAGTTGCCGACGGCTCAGATGTTCAAGTTCCAGATCAAGCAGAAGAAGTGACATTGCTCGAATAAGGGAACGTAGAGCACAATCGGGCGATACGGCTTGACCAGGAATCAAAACCATGCTTCAACGTCTTCTCGCCATCGTGGCGCCCAAGCGCGCGCCCCTGGCTGACCACGTCTACAGCATGGCCACGGCGCCGGCGCCCAAGGCGGCGCCCAGCGGGGGAGGTGGCGGCGTGTACCCCACGCAGGCCGACCCCAAGGTGCCGAACAAGCAGCAGGCCTACCCGAGCTACCTCAAGACCAGCAAGCCCAACACCAAGGCGGCGCTGCAGCGCGCCGACCGCGCGCTGGCCAACACGTCCATCCTGGACTACCGCTCGGCCAGCAGCGACACGCGCCAGATCGTGCGCGACTTCCGGCGCGCCTCGCCAGAGATGAGCGCGGCGGTGCAGGCCTACATCCGCGTGGGCATCCCCAAGCGGTACGTCGCCTACGCCAAGAACCCGGACGGCACGTTCAACCCCGAGGCCACCAGCGCGTTGCAGCAGGTGCTGACGAACCTGAACGTGCTCAACGACTACACGCTGGGCTTCGACGATTCGCCGTCCATGCGCTCGCTGTCCGAGGTGCTGGCCGGCGAGCTCATCCAGTTCGGCGCCGCGGCGCTGGAGCTCGTGCTGGACAAGGCGCGCTTGCCGTACAAGCTGCAGCCGCTCAGCACGCCGCAGATCACCTTCTACCCGTCGAGCGACGGCAAGAGGCTGATCCCCGTGCAGAAGCTGGGTGGCGAGGAGATCAAGCTCGACATCCCGACCTTCTTCATGGTCACGCTGGACCAGGACCTGCAGGAGCCTTATCCGATCAGCCCGATCGAGTCGGCGATTCAGGCCGTGCTGTTCAGCGCCTCGTTCATGGAGGATCTGCGCCGCGTGGTGCGCAAGGCGCTGCACCCGCGCGTGGACGTCACGATCAACGAGGAACTGTTCAAGAAGTCGATCCCGCCCGAGGTGCTCAACGACGCACCCAAGTTGGCCGCGTTCATGAACCAGACGATCGTCACGATCTCGGAGCTCATGAATGGCCTGGAGCCCGAGGATGCCCTGGTGCACTTCGACTCGATGGGCATCCAGGTCATCGACCACGGCAACACGAACCTCAGCAACGAGTACGAGGCCGTGCAGGGCATGGCCGATGCGAAGCTGGCGGCCGGCACCAAGGTGCTGCCCACCGTGCTTGGCCAGGCGCAGACCAGCAACGCCGCCTCGACCGAGGCGATGCTGTTCGTCAAGTACGTCGAGGGCTCGGTCACCACCAAGCTGAACGAGCTCTACTCGAAGGCGCTCACGCTGGCTGTGCGCCTGCTGGGCTTCGACGTGGCGGTGACCTTCGAGTTCGAGGACATCAACCTGCGGCCCGAGGCCGAGATGGAGTCCTTCCGCGCGCTGAAGCAGTCGCGAATCCTGGAGCTCCTCAGCTGGGGCTTCCTGAGCGACGAGCAGGCGGCCATCGAGCTCACCGGCCAGCTGCCGCCGGCCGGCTTCACGCCGCTGAGCGGCACGCAGTTCTTCAACGCGCCCAAGCAGCCCGCCGGCGACGGCTACAACGGCGCGAGCAACGACGGCTCGACCCTCAACCAGAACCTCAAGAGCGACGCCCCCAAGGGCGGCGCCCGCGGGGCCAACCAGAAGACCGGCAGCAAGGCTGCCCTGGAGCGTGTGCAATGAACCCGATCATCCTGTTCTGGTCCCTCTGGCTTGACGCCTTCAGCGGCCGCGCGCTGACCGCGT